AGTTTGACAATGGAATGTTGGATAAAGAAACCTTTGAAGATTTAAAGACACGGTACAAGTACTATATTCCGTTACGTGGATTTGACAAAGAAATAGCAGAGGACCGTTACGATTACAGTCCTGATATGGGAACGCACTTTGTGGCACCACTTATCAAAGCCAAAGGACGTACATCACGTCCCGAAACTCCGTTTGCTTATATTTTCTCTATGAATCACAGTGCCATTACCCAAAGCAATAAAAACAACCTGAACCAGGCATGGGTACGGTTGGCACGACAGGATAAATCCGGCACGTTGATACTTAAACAAAGCTGGTATAAGAAAGTAGGCGAAACGGACGAAGGACAACCGATATGGGAACAACAAAGCCCTGAATGGAATGCCGATCCTACGCAATACGGAATGAACATACAGAAGTTTGAAGAAGATATGGCAGCATTGGCAGAAAAAGGCGAAGCCGTGCAGAAACGCGGTAAACTGAACATTGGACTATTTGTAAAACCAAAGCAAGCCAAACAGCACGAACTCCACGTTTACGAAAACGGAACGGAGCATGTGGTATATATAAATGCCAATCCGAAAGTGGCACGAGCCATAAACGGAGATAACCGTGTAGAAGCCGGAGCATTCTTTGATGGTTTATCCATGGTGAACCGATGGATGGCCGCTAACTTTACGTCAAGAAATCCGTTATTTATGGTAACGAACTTTGAACGTGATATAACCTTTGCCACTACCACGCTGGGAGTAAAAGAAGGAATTGTGTATCAGGCGCATTTTGTGGGTAACGTACCACATGCAGTAAAAGCCATTACCAACGTTATAGCCGGAAAAGGTGAGGTAAAAACAAAATACGACAAGTATGCCGAAGAATTTATTCTAAACGGAGGAAAGACCGGCTACACGCATATTGTTGAAATTAAAAGCGTACAGAAACGTATAGAAGAAGAAATAAAAAGCGGAAAAGTACACGAACCCGGATTTGTGTTCAAAGCCTTTGAGTTAGGAAACTTAGTAGCGGAAAATACAACCCGCCTTGCTACTTACATTACTTCGCGAGAAGCAGGACGAGGAATACATGAATCCATCAGCAATGCCAAAGAAGTAACCGTAAATTTCAACCGAAAAGGCAGTGGAGCTATGGGAGCTGATGCCATGCGTAAATCATTCTTATTTTTCAACGTGGCGGTACAGGCACTGGATAATATAACAGGAATAGCCAAAAAGCATCCGTATAAATTAGCTGCATTATTAGCTTCGTTTGTAGCCAGTGGATTATTAGCCCCAATCTTAGCCGGATTACTCGGAGGTGATGAAGCCGAAGAAGCGTACAACAATCTTTCGGACTACGACCGACAAAACAACTGGTGTATATGGACCGGAAGCGGATTTTTGAAATGGGCATTACCACAGGAGTTGCGTGTATTCCATGCATTAGGAGATAATGTATATCGTCATACGCAGGGCAAAGTAACCAATACCGAATTGGCAGTAAATACCATGATAGGACTTACCGACTTATTGCCGGTGAACCCAATGGGAGCTATGAACAGTGAAGATAAGAAGTGGAAAATGGTTGCCAACTCGGTAACACCCGATGTGATAAAACCATTTATGCAATTAGCACTCAATGTTACCTATACCGGTGGCAGTGCCTACAATCCGTTTGCCAATGATGCAGATCCCGGATTTGTACAAGCCAGCAAGAATAAAAAGGGAGAACCGTTTGCACCAGCCGTATTGGTATGGGCAGCACAGCAAACCGATAACCTTACCGGTGGTGATGGAGTAAAGCCGGGAGCTGTTAGTCCAAACCCTGATATTATCAATCACCTTATGCGCGGTTATATGGGTGGACTTTATACCATAGCCATAAAATCGGTAGATACTGGAGATAAGCTGATAGAAGGTAAAGACGTAAAACTACGTGATACGCCAATAAGTACACTTTATACAAGTAAAGATGACATCATGGAAAATAACTCCAGAATGCGCAAAGAATACAACGAAGTGAAAGCAGAAATCAATGACGAAAAGCATTATGTGAGTAAATATAAAAGCGGTGCCATGGATATTTACCGACAAACCGGTGATCTGAGTAAAACGGCAGAATATACTACTAAAATGCAAGCGTTATCCACGCAGAAGTTTATTGTACTAAAACAGTTGACCAATGGAATAACCAAACTGGAAGGCGAAATAGAAGATGCACCAAACGGAGAAGAACTACAGAAACGCGCCAATGAACTGAAGGGTTTTGTTATACGGATAAATAAAGCTAATGCGCCGGAAGAGATTAAAACAATTATGACGGAGTTAGAGAAATCTGCTAAATAAAATTATTTTAATAGAATAACACTATAATTAAATTTATAGTGCTATTTTTAATAGTTTCGAGCATTTCCATAAGCGCAACAGAGCACATTCGGGGAAAATCGAAAAACAATCCGATGGAATAATAAAGTTGATTGGGGTTTAATCCGAAGAAAATTTCAACACTTTCGCAGTTTGGCGTGGAAATATGCATACTATTATTCTGCATATTTACATTTTCATTGTTCGTTGGCATTTATGAATGAAAATATAAATGAATAAAAAGAAGAAAGGCTATCCTTCCCCATCCGCGCCAACGAACAAATTATAACACAAGTGTCATAACCCACAGGGGAAAGATAGCCCATTATCCTTGCAGAAAACATGCAACCTATAGCCATAAAAATGGCTATGACATAATTGTGTTTTATAAAATATCCGTTGGCGTTGGATTCTGCAAACATACAATAATAATTTAAAATCGCAATAGAAAAATAGAAATATTTTGTAATAAAGTTTTGATATGTAGGGTTTTGGTTGCATTTGTAGGAAAAATCAGACATATTAAGAAAAAGAAAGTCATCAATCGAAAAGCTGCTTAGTGTGGTGATTAGCAGCGAATCAATTAATGACTTCTTATATTTTAATTCAACAATCACCACAAAGTTGAACAGGATATGTATGTATTTCTTTGCAAATGTAGGAAATAAAATGCAATAAATACATAAAATGTCGGATAAATACGACATTTTATGATAAAAAACAGCTTGTCAAAATCTGACAAGCTGTTTTTTATTTTATTGTTGCGGTTTGCAATTAATCCAGAAAATATTTGCAGCGAGAATTTTAGTATCAGTGGACCTGATTGGCTCAATACTACCCCTAAGTGTTACGTTATTCTCTTTCAAATGTCAGTAGAGTGTTTGTTCGGAGCGGATTCCGGTTTGTTCGAGTATGGATTTAATCGTATTTTCGGGAGCATTGTACAGGTCAATGGCATATTCGATGGTGGCGGTTGTGAAATGGTTGCTTTTAAGTGTAATTTTGTTATCGGTAAGTACACGGAATATGGTAGCCTGTGAAATATCCAAGTCAGCAGCAATAATCCGAACACTTGTACCACCAGTGTACAGTTCGATAATTTGTTCGTTACGTTTTATTTTTTTGAGTGCAGCTTCGGCACGTTGTTTTTTGTTCATGGTATAAATAGTTTAAGAAACCCCTCCGCTTCGCTCGTCCCCTTAAAAAGGGGACAACTAAGAAAAAATGGCGAAACCGGAGCTTCGCCATTTAGTACAATTTTTTGAAAAGCAAATCACAATTTTAGTGACTTAATCTACCATAGTAGAAATTATGCTGCAAATATAAAGCATGTTTTTGAATAAACAAACGTTTTTGAAAGAAAATCACAAGAAAACTATCGGAATTGAATTAAAATAATCCCAGCGCATTCTGGAAAACATAAAAGCTTGTTCTTCAGTTTTAAATTTATACACACGTTTAATATACTTAGATTTTCCAGTAGAGTAACCAATGTGATAGAGTGGATGAAAAAAGTTATTGTTTTCAATAGAAATAAACGAATCAGGATGCTTTTTGAACTTCTTTTTGAGTTTGCGAGGGAGTTTGAGGAAGCGCGGGATTTTCATTGTTTTAATTTTTAGAATTATAATAACTAAAACATAATCTTATTGATAGATACAAAAATTTAAAATAACAAGTACACAACCATGAAAAGGAGCTTGATTATCAGTATTTATAAGAAAACCAAATCCTTGAAACGCTTCTGATATGCACCAACTTGAATTAAATTTACAATTCTTCGTTTTTATTAGTTTAGTAAAATACTTTATATCTTTATATCTGTTATTCATAATTTTATTTTTTAAAAGTTTTCAATTCAAATTCAAAGAATTCATTTCCTTTGGTTACAATTTCGGTATCTACAATGGCACGGCGGATAAGTTTATCATTAAAGCCGTACTTTTTAGAAAGAATATCCTGTAAGGGTTTCACCGGGTTATCCCAATCAGATAGTGTGGAGCTAAACCCGAACTTAAAGTATATTTCGAACGGTGGGTCAGGAATAACGATTTTGCGTGGCAATAACCAAAGCAGTTTCGTTTGGTATGCTTTGTATTCGTCCGTTTTGTATCGTTTACCTTTCCACGCTTCGTTTACGGAAAGCGGTTTTTCGTTTAGTCTGGGCATGAGTTATACACGTTGAGAACAGATATTGATATTATTGATAGGCGAAAATACACGGCTAATGGTATTAGTTGATAAATGCGTGTAAATCTGCGTGGTTTTTTGCGATTTATGTCCGGCAATTTTCTGCACCATAAATAAATCTGTACCCGCTTCGACCATATGCGTAAAAGCACAATGCCGGAGTAAGTGCGGATAAATGCGTTTTTTGATATTTGCTTTACGTGCTAACTTTTTGAGCGTAGTACCCACACTTGTTTCGGAATACTGCGCGTCGAACTGACCATTTAAAACATAGATTTTGGATTTATATTCTTCCCAATATTTTTCGAGCAAAGGAATAATAATCTCCGGCAACATAACCTGGCGATCCTTTCCACCTTTGGCATCAATCACATTAATAATCATACGGCTGCGGTCTATGTTTTCCCATTTCAGGTTGAGCAGTTCCGAAATACGCAAACCAGTACTGTACAGCAACGACAATACAACTTTGTGCTTAGTATTATCGCACACGTCGAACAGCATCTGAATTTCCTCCTGGCTGAAAACAATGGGCAGTTTCGTACTTTTACGCGGATAAGGTACGTTATCCAGTTTCCGCGGTTGGTGCCCAACTTCATTGTAGAAAAACTTTATAGCACACAATGCAGCCCGGTGCGAAGCTGAATTTTTAATCTGTAACAAATAACTTTCAATCTGTTTCGCTGATATTTCGGAGGGTTTTGTAGCTGCCTTTTCGTGATACTTCAAAAACTTATCAATTTGCGCCACATAACTTTCCTCTGTATTATGCGAATACTTCCGAAGCTGTATTGCTTTGGAAAGTTGGTTTAAATAGTTTCCGATATTCATTGTATAAATAGTTTAAAGTTAGTTAGTTGTGGAGTGGTGGGGATAGATATGAGTTAGGTGCAATTGTTTTGTTTAAATTAAAAAGCCAACGCACTCTGCAAATTTTCCAAATTTGTAAAAGGTTTAGTCCATTGCTCTGCCATAGCTTTTGCAATACCTTCAAAGGTTTTACTTCTCATTTTACCTCTTATCTCAACAGGCATTTTAGCACACTCATATTCCCATTTACTTGTCTTTTTTACTTTACCGTTTGCATAAGTTAATGTTACAAATTCGCCTTTATCTACAATATCAGTAGGTACTAATTTCGGTAAATTTTTAAGCCATAAGCAAGTAGGTTTTTTGTTCTTATGCCCAAATTGATATGGCTCAATTATTTGGTCTGGCTTTCTGTATTTACTACTCATTACTCCTATCGGGTTTTCAATTGCTATTTTCGGTATATTACAATTAACCAATGCCATAAAAAAATCAATACCTTGTTGCTGTCTACCATCGGCTATTTTCTTTTTAAAATGAGCAGCACCACTAACAGCCAGGTGCGTACAAGGCGGGAAAAATATCCCCATGTCCCAACCCATATTTATAACTTCAAATATATCTTGTTGGTAATGCCATTCGGGGTGTCCTCCGCTACATTCTTGTATATCACAACTAAATGCTTCGTGTCCTAATTTTCGTAACTCTTTGGTTACCGCTTGTGATTCTTCACATCCTACTAAAATTCTCATAATTATATTTTTAAAATCCTCCCTTTTTTTAATTTAAACAAAACAACTGTTCGCTTCGCCACCTAACAGCACCTAATGTCAAGCGGCACAAACTAACCGATTATTGCCGCCAGCCATTAGCTGCAAAACGTTATAAGCAAGTGCTACATTCGTGCTAAATTGAAAGTTCATTGCTCTTAATCCGTTTTAATAATTTTTTCTTCCCAACGCTCTTTGAGTTTTTCAAACTCATTAAGGTTTTTTTCTACCAAAACAACTGTTCTGTCATTTTCAACACCAATTGCAGTTGTACCGCTTCCTGCTGTAAAGTCTAAAACTACATCACCTTTTTTTGTATAGGTTTCAATGATGTATCTACAAAGGTCTTTTGGTTTCTGTGTTTTGTGCCAAGTCTTACCTTCGCTTTCAGCAGTCTTAAAATATTGAACGCTTCGTGGGTATCTTAGTCCATCACTTTTAACTTCAACTTGTTCAAAACTTCCATACACATCATTTTCTGTTTGTTGTTTTCTAACACCTTTATTGTAAGCAGTACCTTCTGTCATTTGTGGGTAATAAACAGGTGTTCCTTTGCAAAACACAATAATATCTTCGTGAGCAACCAATGGTCTTTTTTTAGCGTTTAGAAATCCTGTTGCTTTTGATTTTTCCCACACCCAAGTATATTTAAACATTTTGGGGTTGCTCATTATCAAAGCACTTGTAAATGGTTGCTGTGCGTGAAATACTATTGCTGTATTTTGTTTTGCAATCCTAATTACTTGCTCCCACATTTTATCAAATGGTATTACTTCATCCCAACTGCATTGTGTAGTCCCAAAAGGTAAATCACAATAAATTAGGTCTATACTTTCATTTTTAAGTTTTGGTAAAAAATCAAGTGCATCTTCGTTAAAGATGTTTAATTTCCCCTCGCTCAAAAAATTATTAAAACTACTATTCTGCATAATTCAAAGTTTATCGTTTTTAATCCGCACCAGCTTATAACACCACCTATACGCAAGTTTTGTGAAAAACAAAACCTGACGTATAGCTGTAAACGTTAGGTGTAAGCGTGAAAAAAAGAAAAAGAAAACATTGATATAGAATTATTAGCACAAATTGTAAAAGTACAAACAAATTAACATTAAATCCATGAAAGTAAAAGACATTAATTATTACGTGAAATTCATTTTTTCCTCTCTTGACGGACAGTTTTGTTTATCGACAACTGACTTAGAAGTTCTGAAACTCATTAAATCAGAAAAGACAAACGAATCCAAGAGAAATTATACAATTGGCGACATTGTCTATTTCGACTCAAACGAAGAAAGAAACCAAAAATTAAAAGTAACCGATGTTAGAATCAGACGATTAGTTGATGACACCGAAAATCTTAAATACGGATTTGATTCTTCTGACTGTGTAAACATGTTTGGCGAAAATAAAGAAGCACTATTCATTATTCACGTCACTATAGAAAAGATCTAACGAATCGTTGATTTCTTTTCGTTCGACTTTTAAAACATTGACAATATAACTCAAAAGAATATGAGAGAATCTTAGGTTATCATAACCGCATTTTGACTTGATTTCGTTGATATGAAAATTAAATGTTTTACCGTTGAAAGACATAGTATTTATTAGGTTGACCTTACGACCTAAAGGTTTAAATTGTAAGAAAATAAAAGATTTAAAAATAAAATGAATTGTAAAATAAATTAAAAATAATGTTATGAAAAAAGTCGTAAAGAACAAATTTATTTTAATTAGCTTGATTAGTTTAGGCTATTTATTGACGTCATGTGGAACTTTAAATGTGTATGTAAACCAGAGTTCAACATATTCCAAGAAAAATCCAATTACGATTAATCAATCTTCAGATGATCAAAGTGGAACATTAGGAGAATTACAATTTCTTTTACAGTCTAATGGCTACAAATTAATGTCTTATGGTGCCGCTAAAAAAGCTCTAAACTTAGACACAGAAGCTCATAGCAGCACTTTTCATGGAGAAATTACAAATTCAACAACATTTAAGTCTGTATATGTTTTAAATTTAAATTATACTTATTACTGGGATTCATTCTATTATGCATATAGAAGTTTCTCATCTACTATAACTGATTTGAGAACAGGTGAAATAATTATGACAGCTAATTTTAGAGGTGATAAAAGTTGTCGTGCAGTTCTAACCGAATTAGTTGATAAAATGAATTCAGTTATATTATAATAATTAACACGAAAAGGTATCAAATCATTGGTGAATTAAACGTAAAGACTAAAACGCCTAACACCTAACACACGCCTATGTGCTTTGGCGGCTGACGTGCATTTAGCGGTCTTTGCTCCCGCATTCACTTTGTCGTTCCACGACAGCGAATGCTCCCGCAAACCGCCAAATGCCCATAGCCTCGGTCGTTAGGCGTAATTTACCACAACTTAACTGTGATAGTCGCACATAATAGGCATAACGAAAATCCATTTTTTCCGTAAGCGAAGTATATAATTGGAAAATGTCTATATCCTTCTTTTGAAAGGTGTCCAAACTTATAATCAAATTTAAAACTACGCCTGACATCGGCTAAAACTTCATTGCCGTTTTCGTGCTTATTCATAGCTTTGTAATCTCTTTCATCCATTTTTGTAATTTGAGAAGTTTCTGTGTTTTAATCGGCAACGCAGTTTAGCCGTGTCCGTTATGGCAGCAATTTACACCACCTCATATTTACTCAATCGTTTCTCCAGTTCGGCAATACGTTTTTCCTTTTTATCAGCCCAGATGCGGTAGTTTACCGTCATAGCTTTTATTTGGATAAGTAAGCGGTCGATTTTATTCAGTGCAATTTTGAGTGGAGAGGAAAACTGACCGTTTTCAGGATCGTGAATCTGTTTGTGCAGAACAATGTGTAGTTGTTGCGGTGCAGATGGTTTTGTTTCCATAATCATAAATTCAGGAAACATGGTCTGTTGAATGGCGTTGTTTTGCATGATTACTTAAATTTAGATTGTTTGTATAGTCTGTTTTTTCGTTGACTGGTAGTATGCCATGCGTTACAGTCTTTGCAGTAATACATGTTGCGTTCGCTGCGTACCGTATTGCCTTTTCGCCTTTTAATCCGCGACCGGCACAATACGCCAATAGCTCCGTATTTGTTATGACTTACTTTGTCGCACATGGTATAGAAAATAACCCGAAACAAAACCACCTACCAAACAAATAAGGTGAAGCAAAGCAGCACTGTCGGGACGTAAAAAACTAAGTATCAGGTTAGCAGCAATCAGTATCAGGTTTATGATTACAGAACTTAATCGTTTAAACAGAATTACGCTACTTTGGATAAAATGCAGGTATAACCCCAACATGACATACACCATTCCGCTGGCACCCACTACCGTAAGCGAATAACTGCACACCCACGAAGCACCCGAAGCCAACCCAATGATAAGCAATGCCAACACCACCGGACGAATATACAGGCGAAGCAATCGGAATAACGACCAGAAAGCAAAACTATTCAGCAATAAGTGCCAAACAGAAGCGTGTTGAAACATGTAGCTGAAATGCGTCCACCACGGAGAATGAGCAGAATAACCCAGCTCAGTGCCAAAACAGCCGAATGTAACGGAAAATAGGATTAGAAAAGCATAGTTCATACTTACAAATTTGCAAAATGATTAGATTCTGACTGTTCCACTGCCGACAATACGCGTTCCCAGCCGGAGAAACCCTCCATATTATGATCGTCGATATACATGTGAGCATATACTTTTCGTGAATTACTACCGTATTTTTCAGTGTTCACCGGATTATTGTCGTTGATGCGATGAAACTTAATGCCGGTATGAATCAGAAAATTGATAGCCTTAAGCAGTTCGGCACCATCACGGCTGGTCCATATAATAATGTAGTGACCATTATCGTACAGTTGGTTGATTACTTCCTTTGAATTGGGCAATAGCTCACCAATAGCAGGGAATTTATTGTGGACGATAGTTCCGTCGAAGTCGATAGCAAGAATCATATTAGTTGCGATTTTGAATTAGTTGACTGGATTTATTGGAGCGTTTAATTTGGAGTTGCTGGCTGACTGCATATCTTATTGTTCGTTCACTTACACAAACGCTCGGTTGATTTTCGTAGGCAAACCAGATAGAAGCCTGAACATTTTGAGACTGGAGAAAGTGTAAGCGGAAGATGCTGTAAATTTTATCCGCGTTACGGAATTTTGCCCGGTTTGCGGTATAAATAATGTTTCTTACCCGGCGAAGCGACAATTTAGTTGGCAGAGGTCTTTGGCTTATTTCCCGGAACGTGAGATGTTCCTCATTCCATAATCTGAATATCTCTTCGTCTCTTTCTGTATTGTATTTCATACGATTTAAACTAAATAGAAGGATTAATGCGACAAATGTAGGAATTTAATTTTAGTTTTGCAAACGTGGTCACGAAATATTTTATAATTTTTTTTTATTTGTATTCGATTTTATTAGCGAAAAGCAAATACAAACACAAATTATGGAAACTACAGAAGAAAAAATGCCACCTATTCCAGCCGTTGAAACCACAGCAGAGGGCGAAGCAGGCGCAGTTCACGAAGAAATGCAGACACAACCCACAGGACGTGACGCATTTATGGGACGATACAAAACCGCTTATCCCGAAAAGCAGGAAGACCCCAGCGAAGACGAACTGTACGAACATGCTAACAAAGGCTGGAGCGAACGCGACGAATATGAAGGTAAATACGGACATCTGAACTCACTAAATGAAACCCTTGCAGCAAATATCAGTGAATATCCACAATTTGCACAATTTGTAGCAATGGTAGCCAACGGAGCAAATCCGTGGTTTGCACTCGGTAGCTGTATTGGTCCTAATGCCGACAAGTTGGACGAAGAATCGCAGAAGCAATTTGAGAACGGAAAGGCAGAATACAATAAACGTATTGAGCAGGTGAAAGGTAACTTTGATAATTATACCAAAGACCTGAAAGCCTACGGAGAAGCCAACGGACTGACACCCGAACAAGTTGATGAACTTGACGACAAAATAATGGAGATAGCCGATGCCTTTGCCGACCGTGACATTCCGACTGAAGTAATTGACATTGTATTTAAAGGAATGGACTACGACAACGAGAACGCAGCCCGTGAAGAAGCTGCTAAACTTGCCGGAAAGAATGCCGCCATTGACGAAATGAAAGGTAAAAACGCTAAGAAAAGCGCATTACCCGATCTGACCGGAAATCGAAGCAACAAAACACCGGGTGCCGGAATTTCAAAAAACTTTGCACCGAAAGTTCAAAACATTCAGGACGCACTGACGGAAAAGGACATTTAGTCGGCAGTAAGCAGTAAGCAGTAAGCAGTAAGCAGTAGCAGTAAGCAGTAGCAGTAAATAAATTTTAATAATTAAAAACAATAAGGTATGAAAAAGTATTTTGGAATTTGGAAATCGAGCGGATTAGTCATGATGATTCTCATGGCATTATGCTCACTAATGGGAGTTCACGGTATGCCAGTAATGACAGCCGATGTAACTTATGGAGAAGCAATATCGTTTCAGCAGGCATTTGCGGATGCACCTGAAATAGTAAAAGCTGTAATCGAAAGAGAAGTAGTAGTGATTAAGCCACACTTAACGCCACTTTATACTCTGGGAAGTAAACACGCAAAAGTAAGTGATGCTAAATCGCGCATTATTCATTATGACGAGATGGAAGCCAGTCCGCTAAGCACTAAAGTAGGCACAGCTTACACAGGAAGCGGACAGATTCAGGATGCCATTAATTTTGCCGACAATGCATTAATTGCTATCAATGAAACCGTATTCTTCAAAGGAATTAATGGTTATCTGGAAGACGGAACTACAGTGGACGGTTGGTTTGCTGCGGTAGTAGTGGATAAAGATAATACAGGTAAACCTATCATTAAACCTATCAACGGTAAACTGAATAGTTCAACGCCGAATACTATTCCATCATTGGCACTGAATACCGTAGTATTACGTGGTTTGCGTACCGGTTCGGAAACACAGATCAGAACAGCACCATTAGTAGCAACTCCAGTACAGAAAACCCAATACATGCAAAAATCAATTATGGAGACGAAGGAAACTACCGACTTCATTTTGAATCAGGAAATTGCAGACGTAAAATGGGGAAAAACTGAAATTACCGATTTTGCCATTTTTGAACATAAACTAACGGCCGAAACCGATATTTTGATTGGTAAGAAACGCAAGTTGAACATTGCCAATAAATATAACGACAACTCACCCGAAGAAACATTCTTCCAGGAAGGACTTTGGTGGCAAGCTGGTAAAGATCATTCACTCCCAACAGCAGCAGTGAAAGGTGACTTGATTAGCATGATGAAAACTATATTTGTGGGAAATGCTTCCTCTAATACAAAAATCCTGTTTGCAGGAGCTGATATTGTGGAAACATTGAGCAAAGTAGATTACGATCAGGTGATTTATCCGGGCAAACCCGCACAAGTATTCGGATTGGACGTACAGCAAATTATTTACGGACAATATAAATTGCTTATTTGCTCCGAACCAGCCTTTGACGATTTGCAAATGCCGGGTTACGGATTGGTAATTGACGATGCGTATTTGTACAAATATACCCGTGGTTGGCAAACCATTAATCTGGATAACGAAAAACTGGGTATCTCAGCAACTCAAAGTCAGATTATTATTGACAACTTTGGCTATGTGCTGAAAAACGCCAAAGCCCACACCCGCGTGAAACTCGTGTAAGCAAAAACCAAAAGCAGAGATGTAAATAACCTTACGTCTCTGCTTTAATATCATAATACGATGAAAATGTATAAAATGCAAACGATAGGACAGGAACATACGATTCCGGTACCTATGAACGGAGAAAACCGTTATATCAAGTTTATCAAAGTGGCTGCGAATAATCCTTTTGCGTATTACAGCACGGACGATGCAGCAGTTCAGAAAGCCATTGAAGGCAGTAAAATGTTTGAAAGTGGGGAAATTGCGAAGATGGGAGAAGAAACAGAGTTGCCAGTAGGCAGTGAGCAGTCGGCAGAAGAACCCCCAACCCCTAAAGGGGAAAAACAGTTGACAGTTGACAGTGAGCAGACGGCAGATAACAACCCAGAATTGGAAGAACAAATTATCGCTGTAGGTGGAGAACAGGAGCAGTTGCCAGTAGGCAGTGAACAGTCGGAAGAAGAACCCCTAACCCCTGAAGGGGAAAATCAGTCAACCGACGACAGTCAACCGACGACCGACGAAAACCCAGAACCGGGAGTGAAAGCAACTGAATACCCTGATGTAACTACCTTTCAGCAAGCTAAAGAGATATTGAGTTCAGAACCTTATAAGGTTGCAAAAATCGTTATCAGTACTCCACCGAAAATTTTGAAGAAAGCTGCAGAATTAGGCGTATTATTTCCAAACCTGAAAGCAGTTGCGGTACAATAAAATAAACTATTTAAGATTTAATGAAAAGCGGGATTGAGATGATTAATCTCGCTTTTTTTTCAAAAATACAATCAACATGACAAAAGCGGATTTCATATCACTTGTATTGCGAATACTCAACGAAGCCGACGCAAGTATAGACGGAACAACACTCGTGGGAGCAGATATGACCAATATATCCACTTATGTTGAAAAACTCTATCCGGTAGCTTATCGCCGAAGCGTGAAATTATTTCCCCGAAACTGGTATGCAGCCAAAACAGTAAGTACTCCCACAGTAACAGCCAATGTACCCGACGGGACGGGTTACTACATATTACCCGGTGATTACCTGGAACTTATAAGTTTTAAGATGCAGGGATGGAAAACAGCCTGCATGACAGCACCCGAAGAAACCCCACAACTAAATAAGAAACAAAGTAACGAATATCTGCGTGGCACAGTTCAACGTCCGGTATGCATACTACGAATGATACCGGTAACAACAATAGTTGCACCGATAACCACCACGATTAAAAAAGTATTGTATTACTACTCCCTTCCACGCACATCGGATGCAGCAACACATGTAGTAGAACAATTTATATACATACCCAATGTAGATACATTGGGAAGTACAGTAGATGTATCAGACGCAGGAATAATGGCACTGGCTTACCTTACAGCATCGACAGTATTGATAAGCGTTGAAAAAACAGTACAAGCACAAGCAATAGAAGCAAAAATACCCGAATTAATATAAGCATTATGGAAATACTAACATCATTAAAAACGCCTGTAAATACTTTAGCAGATTTATATTCAAATTTCAAAGATGGAGGAGAATCCGGTTGGTTTACGTTTGCCGGTACCGATGCTAAATTTTATTTTTGGAATGGTGAAAAATGGAAGGAATTGATTTATACCACCATTACTGAAGATACGAATAATGAAGGACAGTATTATTACGCAGGACTGATTGATGGATTATCAGGTACGTTTCATCTGATAAATTACTATAATTATAATAATGCGTTGGTGCGCGTATTGCATCATGTACAAACAAATCAGGTATTTTACCGTGGCGAAACACTTGTTTCAATATGGGAAACTCCTGACATAAGCATTGCATCGCCAACCGAATCGGACGTAGTTGTAATTAATGAATTGCAACGGTACCAAAACGAGCAACAGCGAAAGACCAATGAATTAGAACGGATTGATGCTGAATTAAACAGAGAAACACAAGAAGGAGAGCGACAAACTACATTTACGGAAAATGAATCAGAACGTCAATCAACCTTTGAAGAAAATGAGAATACCCGGCAAGAAAACGAAAATACCCGCATTAATACCGAACAGGACCGTGTAAGCGCAGAAGGAGCCAGAGTAATCGCTGAAAATTCACGGGAAGAAAATACAGAAACAGCTATACAAAATGCTGAAAACGCAACAAGCTCAGCCAACGCAGCAGCCGCAGCAGCTCCGAAAACTATCACACTGATATCTATTACCACCCTGCCTTCAGCAAGTAGTCATTCGGTTGGAGACAAAGCATATCAACTATCAGATAAAAAAATATATACTATTAGCAATACAGGTGATGAGTGGGTGGATGAGGTAACGCCACGGGAAGTTGACCGGTTTATTTTTAATGATGTAGAGTACCAATTTTCAAATAATCAACTTATTCATACCGATAATGGTATAGTTTCAATTGCCCGAACTTCCGGAAACGGAGCTGCCGGCACGGATGATACTTATACCATCACTTTTACCAATGGAACAACAACTACTTTCGTAGTGCATAACGGTAGTAATGGTACTAACGGAAATAACGGTAAAGGAATTACTTCAATTACCCGCACAAGTGGCACAGGCGCAGCCGGAACTACCGACACCTATACGATTACATTTACTGATTCAAGTACTACTACATTTCAGGTAGTGAATGGAGCGAATGGAACGGGTGCAACTGTGGAAAATGTAAGAAGTCAAAACCCTGCAAAAGTACCCAGCAGTAAGTTGATGGATGATGAATTGAATAAGAAAGCTGTTTTTAATGTAACTACAGAAGTTCCTTTATCAGCAGGCCAATATTATACAGCCACTACAGCCAGAGCTGCTGTGCCTACCGGAGTGAAGAAATTAGGATTGGAGATTACTTATGCAACCAGTGCAGGTGTGTGGGTGAGTGAGAAGTTTGTGGGGAGTGATGTGGCAAATTGGAATGATTTTGGTTTTTGGTCAGATATGTTTGTAAAACAAATATCGCTACAAAGCAAAAACTTATTCAATAAAGCTACGGCTGCATTAGGAACTCTCACGAATGGCATTTTTGCAGCAGGTGGAACGAGTTGGTATGCATCTGATTTTATACCTGTGACTGCAAGTACAAATGTTTTTGCACCAAGTGGATGCACGGTTTACCAGTACGATTCCGCAAAAAATTACATTGCAGGTTCATCATCATCTCCAAGTGCATATTTTACAACACAAGCTACTTGTGCTTATTTAAGGGTTTCGATTTTCTACACAGTTTTAAATACTTTTCAGATTGAATATGGAACAACATCTTCAAGTTATGCTGCTTATTCAAGAATAGTCAGATGTTCATCTATTGGCAATGAAACTGTTGTTGTTTTTAAACCAGACACTACTGATAGTGATTTATTGGCTTTATTTAATAGCTATTATACTAAAACTGAAATTATTGCATTAAAACCAAATACAGTTGTAACTCAAAGCAAAAACTTATTCAATAAAGCTACGGCTGCATTAGGAACTCTCACGAATGGCATTTTTGCAGCAGGTGGAACGAGTTGGTATGCATCTGATTTTATACCTGTGACTGCAAGTACAAATGTTTTTGCACCAAGTGGATGCACGGTTTACCAGTACGATTCCGCAAAAAATTACATTGCAGGTTCATCATCATCTCCAAGTGCATATTTTACAACACAAGCTACTTGTGCTTATTTAAGGGTTTCGATTTTCTACACAGTTTTAAATACTTTTCAGATTGAATATGGAACAACATCTTCAAGTTATGCTGCTTATTCAAGAATAGTCAGATGTTCATCTATTGGCAATGAAACTGTTGTTGTTTTTAAACCAGACACTACTGATAGTGATTTATTGGCTTTATTTAATCCGAAATTATATGGCAAAAATTATCTAGCTATTGGAGATAGCGTTACAGCTGCACTGAATTATCAAGTTAAGGTAGCAAATTCATTAGGTATGAATTTGACAACACATGCATTAGGTGGTATTGGTATAGTGGCAATGGTTGATGGTGCAACTGATATTGCTGCATTAACTCCTACTGATTTGGTTGGAATTGATATAATTACATTTTTTGGAGGTTTAAATGACAGAGGGTTAGCAGATGGAGTAGTTACGGACTTATATCCAACTCAAAATACTTTGGCAGGTAAGTATAATTATGCCTTAAATAAATTATATACACTTGCTAATTCTGCTGGCAATACTACTTTAAATATAGTAGCAATTGCACCCTATAAATGTGGCAAATATGGTTGGATAGATGCAGATGGAGATGATGAATATCCAATTGGTTCAGGACGTAATTTATTAACCCAAGTTCAGATATTAGAAAAAGTATGTGAACGTAAAGGTGTACCTTTAATTAATTTATATAAGAATTCTGGAATCAATGAATTCACATGGAATATTTACGGCGGTTCTAACTCTGCGACTAATCAATATACTTATATTGGCGAATTTGCCTCAATTGAATTATTGCCATCAGGGACTTTAAATCAAGCTGCAAGAGTCGTCGGAGTTGCTTATGCATATATCCACAATGGAACGCAATGGGTTTATGGTTCTAATCCTTATCCATGGAATGCTGACCAATTACATTTATCGGAAGCCGGTCATGCTAGAATTGCAAGTATTATATCATCAAATTTGAAAACAATAATATAAGACCGATAACACTTTAATTAGTAACTTATGTGCCAGGAACTTGAAAAGCAAATGCAGGAAATGCTTAAAGGAAGCAAACCAACTATAACCACTAAAGCAATAAATATTCTGGCTATGGATATCGACAAAAAATTTGCCAACGTAGATGTAAAGTTGGATAACATTTTAGAACTTCTAAAAACAAACAAAGCCGATACCGATAAAAGAATAGATAAGTTACAAACAGAATCGACAGAGCGATGTGCAGCGCATAAGGTAGAGCTAACTAAGAAATTAAAAGAGCTTGACAAAGATGTGGAAACTATCAACTACTTCACTAATCACCCAAAAATTCTGAAAACTATTGCAGTGGCTATTTTAGCTATAGCTGCATTTGCACTTGGACATTCTAATTTGTTGGACATACTAAAATTTATAAAATGAAAAATTGGAAAACATCACTCGTAGGACTTGCAATCATTATTGCAGGTATCGTAGTTTTCATTCGGACGAATGACTACACGCAGGCAGGAGCTGCCATATTGGTTGGCACAGGGTTCTTATTTTCTAAAGATAACAATGTGACCGGAGGCACTAAAGCAGTATGAGCAAAATAGACACACTTCACCCGCTGATCCGTGAAGAAGTCAGGGCATTGGTAAATAAAATCAATACCGAAATTCTGAAAAGTAACGTGAAAATGGTAGTTACTCAGGGTTTACGCACATTTGCTGAGCAGGATGCACTATATAAACAAGTTCCGAAAGTAACCAACGCCAAAGGTGGTCAATCAATCCACAACTATGGACTTGCTTTTGATTTTTGCTTAGCTGAAGCCGGAAAAACTATTTGGGACGTGGCCAAAGATTTTGACGGTGATAAGGTGGCTGACTGGATGGAAGTGGTAAAGGTTTTTAAAGATGCCGGTTATACCTGGGGTGGAGATTTCCGAAGCATACATGATGCTCCGCATTTCGAAAAAACATTTGGCCATACATGGCAGCAGCTCCTTGAGATTAAAAACGCAGGTAAAACCGAAAACGGATATGTGGTATTATGACTTATGAAGATTACATAATTGAAATACAACTCACTTTTAATTTAGCATGGGTATGATACAACTAATTAAAGCATTTTGGAAGCCGGTACTTGTGCTACTGGTGGTAATAATATTGTCAGATTGGATTTGGAATAATTATAATAAACCTAATCCACCAACCACCGGCAAAACATATACTCAGGCTGACATTGAAAATGCCAAAGCCCGCGTAATTGATTCTATTTACGATGAAGTGGATTATGACAGCATTGCCATATTTCAGGCTGGAAAGGATGCTAAAGCTGCCGAATCTATAGCGTTACGATCCAGGGAACAATCTTATAAAAAAGGTTATGAACGGTGGAAGCATATAACGGATAGTTTGCTACTGGTGACTAAAATAGACAGTGGTTGTAAAAAGATAGTAAAATCACAACAAAATCAGATTGATTCGCTGAATGGTGTTGTTGAAACTGTAGGACAGGAAGCCGAGAATTACTCACGTAGATTGTATTTTTCGGAAAAGCAAAACGAGAAAAAAGATAGTATTATTACCCGAAGAGATAAAACCATTGATAGGATTGAAAATGAACGATCCGATAATCAGTGCTATAAAAACTGGTTTGATAGCCGACCTTTTTGGAAGTGGGTGCATAATCCGAAATGCAGGTAATAAATATAAGAAAGCCCTCCGCTTCGCTCGTCCCCTTTGTGAAAGGGGACATTTACGAAGGAATGAGATATGAGTATTTAATAAGATAAACAGGTTCGTTGAAATTTTAGAGAAAGTTTGTTTGGACAGGGGTTCGACTCCCCTCACTTCCACATCATGCCAGTTACATGTTAGCTAACCCGTCGCTTTAGTACGGTGCTAAACTCACTCAAATTGCCTTTAGATAGTATCGAAAAGGATTTCGAAAGTTTAGCAAACCGGGGGTGTTTGGTTTTGACAGCAGATAAGTAGATTTAATGGAGAACTTGCAAGCCAATAAACGGCAAAACAATCAGAATGTTTAACCCATCACTAAGAGTGGCGGTATAACAGCCCGCAGGGAGCTAAATCCCTGCATTGTTTGAAGAATTTTAAAACAAAAATATAAACCAATTAAAAAACACGAGTATGATACACTTTTTTCAAAACGCAAATGCGTGGGTGATAGGCGAAACCCCGATGTCGTTTGTACCAATTGCAGCCTATTTTATGGAAAACTCTGACAACGTAGTGCAGAGTGTGAATCTCATTCCGATGAGTAAGAATTCGAATTTGCCAACATTTAGTGCTGTAAAAATTTCAAGCATTGCAAAAAATGAAGATGGCGAACTGTACGAAAGCGTAGCAGAATTTGCAACCGCAGTAGCCGGTTATTTTGCCACTTCTACCAATCCGGCTTACGTGAAAGGTAATCCGTTCACGTATGCTGATTTTACGGAAGAGCAATTGGCAGCATTGAAAGGTGAACCAGGATTATTTTCAGTAGCAATTCCATGGTGTGATGATTTTAATGCACTACAAGCTGCTCTTATTGAAGCAGGATTAATGCAAGTAGAAGAATAAGCATAGTTTTTTCATAGTATTAGATTTAAGGTTAACGCGGAAGCTCTCGTTGTGATAACGCGAGCTTTCTTTTTTAGACCCCCTCTAACTCCCCCAAGGGGGAGGATAAGAAAAATAAGAATGAACATTGAGCAGATAATAATAGAAAATGCGAAACGTAATGCTGCTAAGAAGCACGATTACGATCCGGTGTCGGGATTGAACTGTTACGGTGAGCGATTTGTGCTTACGGTACCGGAGAAGAACCCGCGCACATTTTATTTGCCTATAGAAATGAAAAACCTGAAAGCAGTAAAACTACTTCAAAAGCACGGAAGCATAACTGCAACGCTGAGAGCGCAATTTAATAACCAAAAACCCAATCAGGCGCAAATAGATTACTTCTGGATGAAGATTTGCGAAGAACGTTATACATACGATTTTGAATTTTTCGCCATATCCTGCGTAACCATACGCGATAAAGAAACAGCCGATACTATAAAACTACAGCTCAACCCGGCACAGCGCATGTTGCTGGAAGTATTCGAAGATCAGCGTAAAGCAGGCATACAAATAACGGTGCAAGTACTCAAAGCCAAGCAAATGGGATTCAGTACGCTGACGCAAATGTATATGAAGTGGATTCAGATAATACACAAGCTCAACTGGAACAGCGTAGTGTGCGCTCATACCCGCGATGCAGCCATTAATGTGCGAAGTATGTATCAACGTTCCATTGACAGCATGATGGCTATAAACGGGCAGAAAATAAGCATGAAGGGATTCGGTACCACGCAGAACATGAAAGAAGTGCCGGAGCGAGGTTGTTTGATTACCGTAGGATTTGCCACCGAGCCTGACAGTGTGCGAAGTCAGGACGTGAAGATGGTGCATTTTTCGGAAGAAGCCTTTTATCCTTCCACTGACAATAATAACCCCGAACTATTAGAAGCAGGTATAATATCATCTTCAACAACAGGACCGTTTACAATGATAGTGCGCGAAAGTACGGCCAATGGAGTGGGGGATTTCTTTTACGAGCAATGGCAGAAAGCCAAGAAACAAGAAACAGCCTTTGAACCGGTATTCGCACCCTGGTTTATGATACGGTTATACGAAACACAATTCGACGGCAGCTATTACCTACACAATGGCCGAAAGAAAAAAGGAACAGTAGCCGATTTTGTTGGTACGCTGGACGAATACGAGTGGAATTTGTGGAATAACCATACCAAAGATAAAATTTGTACGCTGGAGAACCTGAACTGGCGCAGAATGAAAGCAGCGACCATGCCGAGCGAAAGCAAAATGAAGCAGGAATACCCAAGCGACGATATAGAAGCATTTCAGGACAGCGGAAGCCCGGTATTTAAAGCCGAAGATGTGGAAGCTATGCGCCCTGATTGCCGATTGCCCGATGTGGTTGGAACACTTGCTTCACTTTGTCCACCCGAACTAGCACTGACCGAACCACACCGCCGGAGCGAAATACTCAAAGAGTTGCGGTTTGTGAAAGACGAAGCAGCCACCGAAGCCGTATTGCACGGAGACGCTAAACAACGCCTGAACCGTGGAATAAACAAACTGCATGTGTGGGAAATGCCCGACAAAGAAATAAAAATAAGTAACCGGTACCTGGTAGTATTCGATCCACAGAAAGGAGTGAGCGAAAGTGCCGACTACGGAGTTATAAAAGTATTGGACCGTTACTGGATGATGTATGGCGAAAAGCCTGAAATAGTAGCCATGTTTTACGGACACATTGATAAGGACGTGACAATATGGATAGCTGCACAAATTGCCAAGTGGTATAATAACGCCTTGTTGGTGGTAGAAAGTAATACCTACGATAGCGACAACAAAGAAGATCAGACCGAATATATATTTGAAACTATAAAAGAGTATTACGACAATCTGTATAGCCGTACCCCAGCCGAAAAAGTACGCGAAGGAGCACCAATACGTTACGGATTCAATACCAACCGAAGTACGAAACCCATGATAATAGCCAATTTTAAAGCTATACTTCGCGAACAGGGATATATAGAACGTGACGAGGAAACGCTAAACGAAGCACGAGTGTACGAAGAAAAGAAAGACGGAACTACAGGAGCCAAGCATGGCAAACATGATGACCGGTTGATGGCAACAATGATTTTGATTACTATCTGTTTTCAAATGCCAATACCTGCGGAAATAAAAGCAGCTCAGACCGGACATGTGAAGCGGACAGCGTGGTAAGACCCCCCAACCCCTAAAGGGGAGTAAGAAGTTTGTAGTTAGCGTGGAGACCTGATATATTTATGGACAACTTTAAGTGCTTTCTCGGGAGTGTAGTTTTTACGCAAATACATAAGAAATTCAGAAAGTTCCTTTTCACGTTTTTTATTTTCCCAAGCATATACAAATGCAGTGGAGTTGACACGATAAATATGTTTAGATTTACAGTGATCACATTCAGTACAGTTGAAATAATCTTCCGTATCGAAAAGTTTATCACAATCCGAACACCACATTTTTTGTTTTTTATCTTCTTCGCGTGACATACATTTAAAGTTTGTAGGATAATGGCTACAAAGTAAATTAAAATGTATGAAATATCATGCTTTTTTCGTGGGTTTTTTATTCAGCAGGAAATCAATCACTTTCCGATTAGCTTCCGAAACCTTGTTGATATTGACTTTTGTGTTGCGGTTGGTATAAATTCCAGCCATGCCGGGAGTGGTTCGACCTTGCGCTAAATCAATAATAGGATCGGGAACGTCGAGTTCTCCGGCAATGGTAGCCCACGAATGCCGTGCCCAATAACACGAAACAAAAGAAAGTACCAGTTTCAGGTTATCATTCATGCGCCGTTGTAGGTTGCGGTAATCGTCGGTGGTATAAGTATCGAGGAACGAAAGCAGGTATTTTTTACCCGGATAACGTTTGATAATTTCCATAGCTTCCGGTTCGATACGGATAATAACCGGTTCGTTAGTTTTATCGCGCATAATCGAAAGCTGATCATTCCGAATATCCGCACGGGTAAGAAACAAAATATCCTTCACATTCATTCCACACAGGAAAAAGGACAAGAAAAACAAATCAATGTATTTTTTCACGTCAGGAAATTCGGAAGTATGTTTTTTGCTCATTTCCTTTAGTTCAGCCTTGAATACATCCATGTCGAGATTATACATGTATTGCAGGTCCTTAATCGTAACGTTTCGATGTTTGGTTTTGCTGCGCTTGATTTTAAACCTGCGGAACGGATAAAGGTCATACCCAATTAAATCGTGGTCAATAGCATCATTAAAAATAGTACGGATAGCGCGCATGTACACGCCACGTCCATTTACGCTCATTCCTGTTGATTCGCAGTAAGTATCAAAGTCTTTGAGCCAACCCACAGTAATGTCGGAAATATAAAATGTTTCCAAATTGACAAACGCACCCACTTTGACCAGCATTTGCGTATATTGTGAGCGGGAAGAAGAAGCACGAAACTTAGCAGCGTAATTGTTGGTATAGGTTGAGAAATGCAGTTTCCTGCGCTCGTCCTTATCTAATTCCTCGTAACCTTCGTCGCCAGATTCAATAAAGCGTTTTATTTCGGTGCCGGTTTTGAATTTAGTACGAAGTAAGCCACGCAGTTGCAAATCCTCCAGTACATTTTGTGTGTATGCCAATTTGTCGGCCACTACGTTATTCATCATCACCACACGAGGAACGCCCACAATTTTTCCAGATACAAAGTTTTCTTTTGGAACTTCAATACCGGTAGCAACATAAAATGCTTGTCGGTGAAAATTGAAGCGTATTTTCACCGGATATTTTCCGTTTGCTTTTTCTCGTCGTGATTCCAGCACGACCGTTATTTTCATATCCATGTGATTGTGGTTTGTTTGAAAATTGTACAAAACATTTGACGCATTGTGTCGCAAAGTTTCGTGTTTTTGCACATTGTATTGAAAATTGTTTGAAAATGGCTTTTTAGTAGACATAAAAAAAGTGATTTAGAGTTGCACATTAAAAAATGTAATCAACTGAAAATCACTTATAAAAGTATTCTTTTTTGTTTTGTCGGGGTAGCGGGATTCGAACCCACGACCCCCTGCTCCCAAAGCGAAAAACAACAAAGTTTTTATGTTGATTATCAGTTGTATATGTTTGTGGCGTGTGTGATTTTCAATAAACTGTACAATACACAGTGTGTGTTTTGAAAATAGATTGAAAATCATCGTGCCTGGTAAAGTTCGTTTACTTTACGTTCTAATTCTTTAAATCGTGCTTCGGCAGAAAGCTGTTCTTCAGTCTCTCCAAAGAGATAGGCCACCGAAACGCCGTAATACTGCGCAATAAGTACAATCTGATCAGCCTTCATCTGTGTTTTGCCAGTTAGATAATCATTCAGCGCATCACGCCCCACATGCAAGTACTTAGCCAGCTCCAGTTTTTTAGTCCTTCGGGCTTTTATCAGCAATTGTATTTGATTAGTTAGAGTACTCATAGATTGTTATTTTTGAGTTTAAATCCAATAGTTTTTAAATCATCTAATTCAAGATTATATAAAATTGGCTCTCCACCTTTTTCAGCCATAGTAAAGTAATATGTATCATCTTCTCCTTTTTCAATGTATTTAAATACACAACCTGAATCATCGGTTAATTCATTATTGACAAATATGGATTCTTGTTTATCTATAATTTCGTTTGTTTTTGAAGAATCATTTTTATAAAATAAAGCAACTGGAATAGCAGGAATATATATAGATGCAAATACAATGGTTGCTATTATCTGGACAGTCAAAACTTTTGCTTCATCTGCATTAAAATCAGTCGTCCATAATGCAGTCATTGAAAAATACGCTAAATGTATAACTATAAAAATAGTAAGTATTTTTCCAAATAGATTTTTACATAATGGCATGATTAACATGTTGTACATTTGAGCAATTCCAATAATTAAAGCCAAATCACCTATACCAATTAAAATAATAAAAAACCACCACCAGTGTGTCATCCAAGAAAATAATAACATCAATATAAAATATACAACACATCCAATTAAGTCATATAATATTGCAATTCCTATTGTTGTGAAAAATGATTTTACACCCATAATTATTTCTCCGGTTCTGCTGCTGTTAATACTCCATTATTTTCTTTATATGGCTTACTTTTAAGTTGTGTATTTTCTTTTTTAAGTTCGTAATTTTCAATAGCAAGTTTTTCAATTCGTTCAAGTAAAAAGTTGTTATCAACAAACTTCACATCAAGTAGACTTTCGTCTTTTTTAATCATTTCGCCATTCCCAGTTACAAGCCATTCTGCATTTATATCAGAATAAGTGTAGAGTATCTTCGCAACTTTATCAGATCCGACATCTTTTACTTTATCTAAAAATCCATTAGCTACACCAATTTCGATACAAAACTTTCGTACACTAACTTGTTTGTAATCAATAATTTGTTTAATTCTATCAATTATATTCATAATTAATTTGAAAATAATCTACAAAATTGTTTGATATTATGAAAATACTCTATATATTTGCACCGATAATTAATTATAACGAAACAGTATAATAAAAAGTAACCAACAAAGATATATATAATATTAATATGGAAACAACAAAGCGCGTTAAAGTTGTGAGAAAACCCTCATTAATTGACACATTAAAAACATTACCTCTCGGAATACCTCATTTATTCAGTACCCGCGATTTCAAAATACAGTCTGCCCGAAATGCCATAGCCGGTTTGCGTAAACTGAAAATGGAATTTATCATTACTGAAGAAGATATGGTAAGTGAATATAAAGTTACCCGCCTGAAATAAATTTCACCGAAATAACTGATTTATGGAAACAAGTGTAGTATTAAGTCGTAAAATGGGGAATTATGCAATTACCCAGCGTACCAGCGATGGTTATTTCGATGGTAATGCATTGTTGGCACAATGGAATGCAGACGAGAACAATACAAGGAGAAGATTAGACGATTTTCTTTCGTATAAATCAACACAGGAATTTATAGAAGAAATATCAAAAAGCCAAAGGGGAAATTTCGCCAAAGGTGATAATCAAATAGTTACACGACAAAAGGGAAGAATTACCATGAATGGACGAACGCACGATAAAGTATGGATGCACCCTTATCTGTTTATTGATTTTGCTATGTGGGTAAATCCAACCTTTAAAGTGACAGTAATTCAGTTTGTATATGACGAATTAATCAAACAACGTAATGAAGCCGGTGATGCTTATCGCGAAATGTCGGTAGCTGTAGCAAAGATTACTCAAAAATCGGAACTCCCACTTGCCATAACTAAAGTAGCACAGGCAATGAACTATATATGTTTTGGAATGCACGAAAAAGATATACGTAACCGGAAAGGCGAATTAGAAATGAAAGAATTGGTAGAGCTTGAAAAAGAAATAACCTTACTAATCAATGTATCGTTTATACGCGACTTTCATACGCTGATTGAATACCTCAGAGATAAACACCGGACAAAGTATTATCAACGTCCGGAAGTTTTTAATCAATAAATAGAAGCCTTGAGAAAGCCATCGACGTAATCCAAAAGCCAACCACGGAGTAGGTAATACCATCTACTCCGCCAAAAGCCATTAAACACCATGACCGATACAAAACCCAATGTAGACCCCACCGGGCAATACAGCATAGCCAATACAGCTAAACACCTGAATGTAGGAGTGCGAAGCATACAACGCTGGGTAAAGGATGGACGCATGAAAGCCAAAACCCGCAAGATAGACAGTAAACGCTATATAAGCGGACTTGAAATAATCAAAGCATGGAATTCAATGTATTAACCCCAAAAATAAACGACAACATGAAGTACCTGATCACCAAAACAGTAGTGCTGTATGACAACGGCGACCAACGCAACCTAAAGTGGCATATACCTACTGACGACTTAGAAGTTACCCGAAAACAATTGCAAGAAGAACTTCAATGCAAGAAGATTTCCTTCACGTATGAAGACCTGACGCAAAAGTTTGAAATACCCGCAGAACCAACCCAAAAATAATACAATTATGCTAAAACCTATTGGCAGCCACATAACGCTGCAACAAGACCCGCCGTTGCGGTTATTCCGCCTGAACTACTGTTACGAACCCGAAGAAGACCAACCACACCTGCTTCACATGAAAGTGCTTAACTGGCACGTGGAAATACATTGGTAAGTATGATAACGATTGAACTTCACTACCAGTACTCCGAATTGGATAAAAAGCACAATTTCGGGATAGTGACACAGCCGGATATGCCGGGAGCATATAAAAGCTACGTGCAATGGATATGGTTTCATGTGGGCCGACAACTTGCCAGAACAAACAAAGAAACTTACGTGATATATCCGTACAAAGTAGGCAAACTGAAAAAGGCATACAAATACTGCAACGATGCAGAACGACAAGGAACAATGATAGCTAACCGTATAAAAATGATACTTAAAAACAGCAAAGTATAACGCGATATGCAACAATTCATCAATGTAAAAATAGGCGATCAGGTAAAACTCAATAAAACCATGTTTACCTGCATGAAAACCACAGAAAGTTTTCAGTGTGGATTATGTGGGTTTAAAACGCAAACCGAACGCTGTCCGCAGGGAAAATCCCGTCCGGCATGTTTTTCCAGCGAACGCACAGACCGTAAAAGTGTATATTTTCTTAAATCTAAAATAGAAACTCAATGAAAACACTCAAACGTATCAAACGCTTTCTGAAAAAAGTATTCAGAAAAGTACTAAAATCTTCCGATCCGCTATCGGTACTCCGCGAAGATACCTACAGTAACGAAGAACTGGACGAAATGAGCGGACGTATGCACCGCCGACAATATGCAGAACAGCAGGGAATAGAAACCGATTTTAAACGACTGGACTAATGGAAGACCCCAAAACCATACTCCTTTGCTCATTAGCAGCAGTAGGAATAATAGTAGTAATACTTGTGATAGGTGCATGTAAAGCAGCCGGAAACTCCGACCGCAAGGAAGACCAAATATGGAACAACAAACGCGATTATGAAAGCTGAACCCAAAATAAAACGCTACCGCTTAGGCATTAGTCAACGGTTCCTGAAAGGACACCCACGCGCAGGAGAAGAAACGTTTTTCGTAGGAAAAATTCAAAAAGCCCTTGGATGTCCTGATTGTGAAAGACGGGATTGTCATTGGTGTATGCGAAAAACCCGAACACCAAAAATACATACCATACGCGGGAATTACTCACTATGGAAAAAGCGCATGGCAGAAGTACAAGAAGGACGTGCAGTGATAGAACTGTACTACTGGCAGGGAAAACCCTACAACAGCAATCAGATTGTATTTGCTGAATTGGATAAGGATTCAGGTTGCGGTTTGCAGGAACTTTCATTTATAAACAATGAATTTCAAAGACCTTGTGTATTTGGAAGTGGATATGCAGTGAGAAATACAATAAATGAACTTGCAAAAAACGACAGCTTACAAATAGAAGATTTCAAAGCATGGTTTAAAGGGTACGACCTGAGCAAACCAATGGCAATAATTCACTTTACCAAATTAAGATATTGAAAACTATGTGGACAACAAATTACAAACGAAACGACACCGGAGCGATAGTGGAAGCCACGCACGACTTCGGGAATGATGTAACAGTAGTTACTTCATTTGAAACCAACCAAAGCGAATTACGCCACGGTAAAATTACAATAGGCGACCCAAACGAGATTAATCCCGAACTGCATGCCTATTTCAAATACCTGTCGAACATCGACGGAGAAGTTAACCCAATAATTAAAAACGAAGAAGACAATGATTAAATTTTATGAAGCGGTAGTTAAGTACGACCGCATGGGCGAAGAAGGAACCCCAAAGAAAGTGACCGAACAATACCTGCTTGATGCAGTGAGCATCGGTGAAACAGAGAAACTACTTATTGCTGAACTTGAAGGAATGGGAGAAATTGACATTACCAGCATTAAGCTAAGTAAGTATTGTGAGTTTATTCCGTACAATATACTAACCGGTGCAGTAGTAACCGGAGAAAATCAGATCACAATTGATTCTGACGAAACAGAAGACGACCATAAATACTTTGACGTGAAACTTTCTTTCATTACGCTGGACGAAATGAAAGGTAAGGAAAAGAAAACCGCGTTTCGCTACATTACCAAAGCATCGAGCGTGGAAGCAGCTGGAAAAACAGTGAAGTTGTTTATGGCAGGATCATTAGCCGATTGGGAAATAAATAATATCATTGAAACCAAGATTGTTGACGTGCTACTGTATAACCGTGAACCAGTTGTATAACCGTGTCTAAGCAATATACAGCCGTAATCCGCACCGCTGACGAACTCAATAAGTTGTACAAGGACGCATTATCATCTCTTCAACTTCCGGCAAGCTGGAAGTTGGAGGGATATAATACACTTCGCCTTACAACAGAACCCGATAGCGAAATCCAAAGTGTAGGCGCACTGTTTTTAGATACCAACACACGGGGTATTGAAGTAAAACGCTACCGACTGTATTTCCACACCTACACCGAAAGATTAGGATTGGTTGAGAAGTCGGTGGTTGACTTTGGTAAGTTTGCTTACAAGTGCCTGGTAAATAACCGTACAGTGGAGCAGATGAATCAGTATTTAGGGCAGTAGGCAGTAGGTAGTAGGTAGATGAAAGCAACCACCATGAAAGATCAGCAACGCGAACGCAAAACGCGAACTGAAGGAGTAAATATAGTAAAATGCAAAGGACGGAATCATTATGTGGTTTGTCAGATGCAGGATATTGGTAGCCGGTACGGAACAAGACGAGGACTATGTGCTATAAAACAATTTACCGAGCGCAAACTTGCTGATGCCTACTGGGAGCAAATAAAGAACGGAAATGCAGGTACTTGACATAATCCTCCAGATACAAGCGGAGAAAAAAGGCAAACGCCATCCAGAACATGCCACGGTGCGCGAAGTGACCGACATATACCCCGAAGCTAAAGCGGAGATTGACGAACTGGAACGCACCGGAGTAATCAGATTAGGACCAACAATACACGGACACTATATTGAAGTAATTAATAATTAATAATTAACAATTAATAATGAAACCAGAACCCTTAGTAATAGAATCAGGCTGTTACAAAATATGTGTAACGCCAATGATTGAATTTCTCACCAAAAAGCCGGTAGTCAGAATTGAATGTATTGAAGATGATACAAATGCGATGGATGATGAAGGTTATTGGATAGAAGAACACGAATCGGCAATGTACACATTCAGCGATGTTGCGGAACTGGATAAGTTTATTTCGAAATTACAGGAAGCACGTATATTTATTCAACCCGAAACCACATGAAATCAATCTATATCTGCATACCTATGCCGGTGAGCATCGAACTGCATCAGCGCAATAAAGCCTATCTGTTGCAGTGCGCTTTCGAGAAAGAAGGCTATATGGTAATTAATCCCTTTGAATTGCGGGATCAGTTGGAGAAAAGCTTTCATCATGTGGCTGCACGTGAACCAATGCCGGAAGAATATAAGAGGGAACACATGAATAACGTGGAGTTTTGCCGTGAAATATTTCTGTGTAAAGGATGGGCAGATGATGCCGACTGTATGAACGAAGTAGACCAGGCTATCAGGCATGGATTGACATTTAGATTTGAAAAATAAGTATGGAACTATATATAGAACGTGAACGCCCTGTGCGTAATATGCAAAATGGACGGTTTTTGCCCGGATTTATACCCCACAATAAAGGTAAACGCTGGGACGAATGGATGAGTAAACCGATGCGGGAAAAACGCAAAAAAGAACTTGCAGAAAGTCTGAAAAAATGTGATCACTCTAAATGTGGCGGTCATAATGCTAAAATGATAGTGGGAATACAAAACGGTAGATTTATAGGTCCGTTTCACGGATCAATGAAGGCAGCAGATTATGCAGGATGTTTTCCTGAGCAAATACGCAATGTATGCAAAGGAAAAGGATATACCGCAGGTAGTATAAAATGGTTTTACGAGGAAGATTTTGAGAAATGGATTAAGGAGATAAAAGAATAAACTAATATGATAATAACATATATAGCACCTATACACAATTGGATGCATGCAGTTGTAGAATTAGAGGAAAAAGTAGTTCCTAAAATAGGTGACAAAATTTATATTCAAGATATAGGTGATAGTTTTAGACAAGTTGAAAAAATTGTACAAAACTATTTAGGAAGAGATACAACCATATTTCTTATCAAACCTATAAAGTAATAAGTGTTCGACAAAATAACCATACGAGCCACTGTAAGTGCTGAAGAGTGTGTGCATTTGGCACAGCTTCATCACTTACATGTATGGACTAATGACGTAGGTACACAAGTTGAGTATCGAAGTTCGGAATATGGCAAGTTAAGTGGCATTGACGTACAGATAAAGAATAACAAACTAACGCTGAAATGCAGTCTGCATAAATTCTGGGAACTTCGAAACTTTGGTAAGTTACGAAACGATACGCTATTCAGCATATCCGAAGCAAAGGCAGCCTTTGAAATGTTGCTGTTCGAAAACGGATTGGTGCATAAACGTGTGCGTATAGCTTATTTTGAAATAGGACTGAATATGAATGTAACGCTCGATCCGTTGAGTTTTATTGAACTGATACAGTTTATTTCGTTCAAAGATAAGATTTGGTTTGTAGATGCAAACTACCGCATAAACAGACAGAAAACCACCGAGAAGTACAAGGATATACGAAAGTACTATAAGATATACGATAAGAGTTGGGAGACAGAGGAGAAGAGAAGAAGCAGTAAAAAGTCGGTAGTCGGTAGTGGGCAGTCGGTAGAAAGCGGTAAGCAGCAAGCAGTAAGCGGTAAGCAGAAAGAGTATATACTTAGGATTGAAACGGTGTATAAACGACATAATGAACGGTCGGATAAGTTTATGAGTGACGACAATCTAAGGCGGTTGGTGAACCGGTTCTGGGTAGATTGGAAAGACCTCTTTTTTTTGCGCCAGGTACGAGCCTATAAGGGCGCACGTAAGAGCGAAGTGGAACGTGCCCGGATAATTATAAATGAAGGGGCAGAGGAGTACTTACAACGCATGAAAGAGGAGCTAAAGCAGAAAAGAATCACGGAAAAGCAATTTCGCACCATAAGGGAGTTTATCCGCGATTATGACGAGAGAGACCCACGATTCCGTATTATCGTTTCACAGCAGGAAAAAGAGTATAACTCATTGATACAAAGAGTATATGACCATTGTAAAACATAATGCCTATATGGGCATATATAACACTGTAATAATCAGCATAATATAAAACAGTTTGTATTTGCTACATTGAAAATCAATAGTTTATAGAAATTAATGGCTACTTTATAGTAGCCATTTTTTTGTTCCGACCTTATCTAAAACCTTTAATTGCTCCAATAAAAATTATAGATGAAATTCAATTGTTGGTAGCTTGTCCTATACCTCCCGAAAGGAGGCGGATTCGCAGAATACGCCTTTCGGGAGGAAACTGTTTGTTTTTGATAGCAGTAAGCAGTAAGCGGTAAGCAGTAAGAAAAAGAAATAGATTGATTATGAATGATTTACAGAGAATTGAAGAATAGGAATAAATAGTGAATTATCTAAAGTAGAGGGAAATAGATATTAGTAGGTAGTTTGTAGTAGGTAGTTTATAGTAGGTAGTAAGAAACCCCTCCGCTTCGCTCGTCCCCTTCTTCGAGGGGACATAATAAAAAAAGCAACCGGTTGAAGTTGCTTTGAATATTTATAAATTCTATCTTATCAGAACATGGAGTTGATTTTGTCCTGTGCTTCTTTGAGGGTGTTGATAGCTTCGAGGGATTTTTCATCCAGTCCGAGTTTTGCTTCTGTTTGTTTGGAGAGTACAAACGGAAGGAGTTTGGGGAACATGGTCATGTAGAACTCCAGCTTTTGTTCCGGTTGCAATGTTTTCAGTACATCGTCCATTTGTTCGCTTCCTTTGTTGAGGAAGTCGATAACCCATTGTTTCAGCTCCACCGTTGTTTTGTTGGGAGTTCCTTTGGCACGTCCTCCGGTTTTCTTTTTCTTCTTCGGTTCTTCGGGTTTTTGTTCCGGGATTTTCTTTATATCCATAGCAGTTGCGGTTTATAATTTACAAAATTCAGTAAGAAAAGCGAAACGAAAAACATCGACATGCAAGATTTGCAAACGTGGTCATTAAAAAACAACGGTTTTTTGTTTTTTTGATACTCATTTGACAAAGCCATGCCCACGAACAAACGAACCATAGAGATATACCGCAGGAAGTACGGTAAAACAGCAACAGAAGCGCGAAACAAACAGCGCACGAGCAGCAGTTACGGAGACAGTATGGCACGAAAACCCAACTTGTTGATGTCAGCTTACAATTGCTGGAACAGTATGAGCGATTTACGCACACAGATGCGCCGGAACGAAGAGTTTGTATATGGGGACCAATGGAGCGACCGGGTATATGACCAGAAAAATAAACGCTCCGTAACCGAGCGAACCTTACTCACCGAACAAGGACTGCAACCCAGCCAGTACAACATTATCCGCAATGTGCTGCGTACCACATCAGGTATATGGAGCAACAACAAAGTGCTTCCGGTAGTAGTGGCACAAAAAGATGAAAACCAAACAGAAAGCGAAGTACTGACAGCTACTTTACACACCATATTTCGCAAAGACGAATTGTGGAAACTCTTTGTCAGCCAAGTAACACAACTTCAGATAACAGGCATATCCGCCGTAAAATCACATTGGGCAAACCGGGACGGACAAAGCGACCTGGCAAACGATTACGTTGATCCTTTCGCATTTTTCGTGGATAACACGATGAAAGACCCACGCTACAAAGACTGTTCGATAGTTGGTTGCTATTGGGATTTGAGCATTGACGACATTGTGGGACTGTTCAGCAACGGAAACAAAGAACGTGCAGCCATTATACGTTCCATTTATTCCGGCATAAAAGACGAAGATCGTTTATACTCAATGGTGCAGACCTTCACCGACCAGCGGATGGAGAAAGATTTTCTGGTACCGGGAGTAGAAGCGTATGGATTAGGACGGGTGATTGAAGTATGGCGCAAAGAAAGTGCCGAATGTTTCTGGATTCACGATTACCTGAGTGGAGAATATTACCCGGACTTTGACGTAACCGAAAGCGAACTCAAACAGATACTTGCCCAGCGCAAAGCCGAACAGGCAGCAATGGGAGTAATGCCCGAAGATATGATGCTGATAGATTGGGAATGGGGTACAAGTAACTACTGGAAGTATTATTACCTCACACCGGTAGGCGAAGTGCTGAAAGAAGGTAAAAACCCATTCTGGCACGAAAAACCCCCTTTCACCTTTGAACTGCATGATTTTTATGTAGGTAAAATTTATCCATTCGTGAAAGATCTGATTGATACGCAGAAACAAATCAACAAGTTATCGGCCATATCCGAATTGTTGTCGAAATTCTCCGCTAAGTCGCTGATGTTTATGCCAACGGATCAGATTGATGATGAGAACGGTTACGGACTGGATTATATTGAGGATAAAATGACTGATTACGATGCAGTGATTCCTTACAAACCCAAAGCGGGAGTTTCGGGTCCAAATTATGTGAACACCGTGGCGCAGGCATTTACTCCGCTAAACGTGGTAAACATGTACCTGAAACTAAGCGAAAACGTTTCGGGCGTATTTGGAGCATTGCAAGGCGCACAACCCACCGCGGGAACTCCGGCACAGATGTATGCACAGCAAAGCCAAAATTCAGCCGTAAGCCTTACAGGATTATTTGAGAGCGTAAACAGTTTCTTTAAACGGGTAGCAACCATGAACGTGCAACTTATGCAGCAATTCTACACGGATAAACGCTATGTATTCGATCAGAAATCAGGGAAGCGATTATTGTGGGACCCTGAACGGGTAAAGAACGTGGAGCATGAAGTAACAGTAGGCGAACAAACCGATACACCCGCTTACCGATTGATGGTGAATGATCTGTTATTCCAGCTCAAACAATACGACACAACGAATATGCTTGATTTGCGGGGAATGATTGAAGCAGGTAATTTGCCGTTTAAGGAATCGTTGCTGAATTATCTGAACAAACGGGAGCAGGAAGTACAACAAGCACAACTACAAACCCCTCCCCCTGCGGGTACTCCCCTTCAAGGAATGGGAGATCAGGGAGGATTGCCAGCAGATTTACAACAACAATTGGGACAATATCAATTCTCGCCACAGCTGATGGCACAGTTTGCTCAACTGCCACCGGAAGTGCAGAAACAGATAATTGAGGGGAATTAGTAGGTAGTAGGTAGTAGGTAGTAGGTAGTAGGTAGTAGGTAGTAGGTAGTAGGTAGTAAGAAACCCCTCCGCTTTGCTCGTCCCCTTCTTCGAGGGGACATTTGAAAGAAAATATAATATGAAGAAACAGATTGACATACACGGATTAAGTACAACGTCGCTATATAAGGACGGTGAGTATTTGTCGTTGGTAAACCTGCGGAAAAAGAACGGCGTACTGAAACCGGTAACACCCAGAAAAGTGGTGAATACGTTGGAAGATATCTACAGTTATCTGTTTCAACATAATTTGCCACAAAGCGATGTACCAAACTTATTAGGAGTGCGTGACGGACATGTTTATCTGATAGGAGTTACAGAACCGTTTACCACAGTAGAACTTACCGAGGTAGATGAATTTAAAAGCATGACCCAATTGGGAAATCTGGTGAATGTGCTTGATAAGAATGGACTAAAAACGTTATTCTGGCAAAATGGAGCATACAATGTATATGATATTGCTTTTGGAGGAAGTCAGACCGATAGTTTGTTAGGTCCGGTAAAGGTTGATTTGAAAGTTGATGGAAGAAATGAAAATGGAGTACGGAGGGTTGATTATTTTGAAAGTGATTCGGTAGTATACGGACAAGTTGATTATGCCGATTGGAGTTTGAAAGTTCATGTAGCTGAGCGTAAAAACTTTGCTATCGGAATGTTCGCTAAAGCATTATCAGAAACAAAAAATCTTGGATACATACATGGATATATTTTAGCCTGTACTGCTATAGAATTATTTGATGGCTCATATATACTTCAGAGCAATCCTGTATTGCTTGGATCTGCTTTTGTAAAAGATGGGTATTTCAATGTAAATTCAAATGGAGTTGTATTATCATGGGATTCTCCCGAAGGAAGAAATCCTATATTCATACCAAACTACGATAATAATACTCCAGATGGGAATTATATGGATAGTATGAATGTATATGACTTTGACCATCAAACCCCGGAAACATATTCTCCATATCCAAACTTATTTGCTTATGCAAACAACTATTATTCAGCAGGACGTATGAGTGCTGGCAAAATGGTTTCATATATATCTTCAAATGAATTAAAATTCAAAGTTAATACCAATATAGATGAAAATTACAGAAATCTTATAAAATCTGTATCTGTATTTATTTCAAGTGAAATTTCAATGTATAAAATGGATTCTCCTGATAATACAATTGAAAGATGGAATACAACATCAACAACATATCCAGAAAACTTTTTCCCAAAATATAAGGATAACTCAGATATAATAAAAGAAATATCTAATAACCAACAATTCTACAAGGTTCATGAAATTGCTTTTGATGATATAAAAACAACTACCGAGAACGATGGTTGGGTAACAATCGACCTAAAAGGAAAATTAGGCGAAAACCTGAAAAATCAGGAGCCGTTGCCGGTGGATAACTTCACGCACCACGACATGGTACCAAACGGTCAATTTGTATACAACAATAAGTTGCATGTGTGGGACTACAAACAAGAACTGTTTCACGGTTGGCCGTTGAATTATTTCTATGCCAATCAGGGAGTAGGACAATTCCCCGCTATACACGTACATAATGCGTACAACAGACAATGCTGGGTACGGGTGAAAATTAAAACAGAAACAGGCATTTCGGAAGTAGTGCGAATAATGAGTGGAACAAGCGACGAGGATATGTATTCTACCAACGGCATACTATCCTATCCAGATTCACGAGCCACGGAAATGACTATTTACGAAAAATACCAATACGAAACAAGTGGTGGCGGTACCATTCATAACTATACAGTTGTAGCACAAAAAACATTCAAGCTAACGGCCAGTGACGATCAGAATTTTGCGTATTACATAGCACCCGATTTAAAACCCATTGCATTAGACAGCATTGCAACTGAAATAGCTGCACCAACGGAGCTAAACCGCACGCAGATTTACCGTAACGGACTGAAAGTTTCGCAGGTGAACAATCCTTTTTATTATCCGGCTGATCAAACGCACACCGTGGGCACCGGGATAATACGCAATGTGGCAACCAACGCCATGCGAATGAGTGACGGACAATTCGGACAATACCCGCTATATGTATTTACCACAGAGGGCGAATATTCTTTTGACACCGGAACAACCATAGCCTATAACCGGCAATCTCCGGCAAGTATGGTAGTTGCGGTTAGTGATATAGTATGTCCGACACCTTACGGAGTAGTATTTGTGGGAAAACGTGGCGTTTACCTGATACAAGGACAAACAGTGGAATACCTGAGCGCACAACTGGAACAACTAAGCCCTGCATTGAATATAGGAGCGAATCAGGTAAATTTCTGGGAATTTATAACCACGCTCAAAGAAATACTGTACGACAGTTTGCAGAATGAATTGATATTCGTAAACGATACGAACCGAAACTTTGTATTCAACATTGATGCAAAAATGTGGTACCGTAGCACGGAGAAGATTGATTATGCAGTGCAGAATACATCGCCGGAGCTGATGGTTTCAGCACAAAAGGAAATAGTACACACTTCGGACGATATTAAAGTACCCGCTTATAGCATTCCGGCATATTGGAGCGAAATAAACGCAGAAGTAGGAGATATTTTCCCATTAATCGGGGTAGATTGTGTTGTTGCCAAAATATTGGAAGCAGGAGACGTGGGTTACGAAGCAGGAATTAGAAAAGCCTATATTATGGGGGCAACTTTATCACCCGGAACGTGGAGTGATGCAGTTGCTTATAACTTTATGGGATTAATTGTACCAAATTCACTTGTAATTGGAAAAATAGTACAAGGCGGATTGTCGTTTCCAACCACCGGATCGTATTGGTCCGTAAGTTCTCATTTGACAAACGGAATAAGTTGGAGTTGCGATAGCAATTCGCTTCAAGAAACAAACAAAAGTACGCTATTGCCTTATTTTAGTTATGCAGTGGTACAAAACCCGAAACAATGGGTTGCACAGGTAGATGTTCCGGCAGTGTATTACGAAGATGGAGAAATTGAAATCGTTGAAACATTGAAGGACTTCTCACAACAAGAAAGCAATGCCGTTGCGGTGGAGCTGATTACCCGTCCGATGTATAACGAGACAGACGAACAAAAACACCTGCAACGAATGATACTAAGAGGATTGTATTTTGGAATGAATACCGACAACTCCGAAAGTAAACCGTTCATTTCGCTTTACGGGAGCAATGATGGGTTGAACTGCATAATGTTGCGGGGATTTGCAATGCCGGATGGTAACGACAAACAGGGACGGGATTACAAGGACTTTGATTTGGGACTGATGGCACAAACAGCATTCAGAACTTATGTACTTGCCTACAGCGCAGAACTGGAAGCAGACAGTCAGATTGATGGGATAGATATGGAGGTGAGTGTGAATTATAAGAATGAGAAAATGCGTTGAAAAACCCCTCCGCTTCGCTCGTCCCCTTCTTCGAGGGGACATTAGTAGGTAGTAGGTAGTTAGTAGTTAGTAGTAAGAGATAGTAAATAGTAAATGAAAAAATAGTAAATAAAAAAGATATGTTACCGTATTTACCAATGATAGCTTCGCTTGTTTCCAGTGGATATGGAGCGATAAAGGAAGGACAGCAACGTGCAGAAATGGCACAGGAACGTCAGAAATGGAATGCCGATAATGAATCACTGTACAATCAGGATTATTACGGTGATTATACCCAGCGTGCCGATGCACAGAATGTAATCAGGCAAATGCGCGACCAGATTAAAAGTCAGGATAAGATTGACCAGAATGTGGCTGCGGTAACAGGAGAAAGTCCCGAAGCAATTAATGCCGGAAAAGAACGCCGGAATAAAGCTATGACCGATGTGTATGCCAATTTAGGAGCAATGGGAGCAAACTACAAAGAACGTGCGAAAGACCGCTATATAGGACGCAAACAAGCCATGCAAGGAATGGAATACGACACGATGAACCAGAATGCAGGAAGTTCAAACAACTTGCTGTATAACGGACTTAGCAGTCTGGGGGAAACGGATTGGGCAAGCGTAGTTGGTGGTGGTAAGTCGGCAGTCGGCAGTAATGCAGACGGTAGTCATCATGACGGATTTGATACAAAAACAGGTATTCCATGGAGAAGTACTTCAATTAAGCCGGAAAAAGACATGACGCAAGTATCTTCATACGTGAATACAAAACCGTGGTAACAATTAATAAAAACCCTATGAAAGAACTATTGAGACGATTACAGAAGCAAATTACCGTATGGTTGGCAATACAGAAGTTGATGGTTGCGGTTAAGCTGTGCGCGAAAGTGCATAAGTTTGAAAGCAGAAATTGTGATAATCACCGTAAAGTACGTGCATGTGTTGGACTTATTGAGATGAATGTTCTCAACAAAAAAACAAAACAGGTAGAAATCAAGCAACGGTTATGGATAGTAACGCTTCGGAACTTTCAGAAGATGAAACGCAAAGGATGGTTACCAAAATACATGCGCTTTGATGAATACGGACGCAAATCGTTTTATGTGAGCAATCCGAACCGTACATACGCACAAGAGCAACAAGTACGCTTGTTTGCCAAAATAAAATACAAAGAACACTTAAAAGAGCAACCATGACAGTAATTTATCTATATACCCACGATTCGCTTCAAAAAGCGGTGAAGTTAGAAACTTCGCTACTGGCAGAGCGCAGACGTGTACAATTTAAAGACGGCACAAGCGAAGAAATGCTTGACGACCTGGTGATGGACGAAGAATACGACGTGATGTTCCGCAAATTGTTTCTGGAAGCACACGCCGATGTACTCTCGCATATTTCGGTGAATTACCTGATGGACACACCAACAGACCTTTCGCCCATGCTGAATGAATTCCAGGACTTTAGTCAGGACCGTGACTTTACGATATGGATGAACATGCACGAAGACTGGCCGAAACAATACCGGAAAAGTGTAGATATAAAATTGCAACAATACCTGACTGATTATATTTGCTACCGGTGGTTAGAAACAAAAAGCCCGAACGATGCACTGACATTCCGTAGTCGGTTAGAACCCACGATAGACGATGTGAAGAGTTTGTTGATTAGGAAGACGGTGCCGTTGAAACGATGGCCGAGTTTTCCGTGACCCCTCCGAACCCTTCCCCCTTCGGGTACTTCCATTGAAAAGGGAAGATTTTGGAGAACAAGAAATATAAACCCTACCCCCTGCGGGTACTCCCCTTTAAAAGTGGAGATTTAAAAATAAGTACCATGCCAAACACAGCAGATATATACCAGCAACAACTACAAGCACAGCAGCAAAATAACAGCGCACTTGCCGACCAGTACAAGTCGCAGGCAGACGCTATACAAAATCAACTGAGTACATTACCCGGTTTCGATTCTAAGAAAGCATGGCAGGATTACCAGACAGGCGGAAAACCGATGCTGGAAGCGATAATGAGTAATTATCAGAAGCCTGTACCAACGCTAACGCCCGAACAAGAACAAAAAGCGAAGTATGGATCAGCCTTAACCGATACAATGAGCACATTGGCAGAGATGTTTGCAAGCGGACAAGGTGCCATGGTGCGTAACCGTGCCAATGATCCAACCAGCACTCAAACCACCAATGCGCGACTGCAAGCCTTACAGGACAAATACAAAAATGACCTGATGCAGTACAACCATATAAACTCCAATGTACAACTGCAAGATTGGGGACAAGCCCGACAAGATGCGAAGTACGAAAGCGAAAAACAGTACAACAATCTGTTTGCACAACTGAAACAAGCACGAGCACAGGAAGCAGCAGCCCGAAAAGCAGCAGAAACAGCGCAGAAGGAGGGAATTGATTATGGATTGAAGAAAGACGCGCAGGATGAAACCAAAAACTATCATAACAAATCGCTATCCATTGAGCAACAGAAAGCAAATAAGGAGAAAACGGATAAGTTTTCAGGAATTATTATAAATGCTCATCCTTCAGACCCAAAAGGACAGATTGATGAAACAGGTAACAAAGTAATTCAATATCATTTGACAAAACCCGCTATACAAAACATAGCCGGTACAGCACAACAAGATGCTGAATTCATGGCACAAGATACAGATAAGAATTCCCCATTGTACGGTAAAATAATGGTTGATAAGCAAAGTATACTTGGAGTACCAACAAAAGGACTTACTACCGATGAAGAATTGGCACGAATGTATAGAAAATATCGATATGATAAAGGTTTTGCGCCAAAAACAGAAGCAATACAAACACCATATTTATTACCGGAATTAAAGAACATAGGGAAACAACAGGGAAAAGGAAAAACAATATCTAATTTCTAAACAATAAGCTATGCCAACGAACGACAAAGTACAAGCATTATACGACCAACTAACTACTGACGGTTACAATTTAGGTGATTACAATACATTTGCCACAAAGTTAGACAATCCTGAAAAAGTAAAATCACTTTATGAAGGAATAACCAAAGACGGCTATAATGTTGGTGATTTTGATACTTTCAGTTCAAAGATAGGAAGTGCGCCCATGACACGGCCACAAGAACAAAGCTACGCACTTACTCCCGAAATTAAACAAGGGATTGATATTGGCAATGGTGGAAGCGTGAAAGATGCACAGGGAAATGTATCGACACCATATCCAAGAAAAGGGACGATAGATTCAACTTCAATAAATACACCGAGCGTGGAAATTCCAGCAAGTGAACTTCCACAAGATAATAATCGAATTGTAATACCTACGCTTGATTATGGAGTTAAGCCATTACAAAACGATGCTATAAAACCATTACAGGATTACCAACCTATAAAACTTGCAACACAAAAAGAAGCAATTAATCCAACCAATAACCCAAAAATAGACGTAAATAAACCTGCACAGGTAAAATCACGTAATTGGGATCAACGTATTTTGGACAGTGCAATACAATCAGTAAACTCATTAGGAGGTGGAGTTGAAGGCGCAATAGGTGATTATTATCAGAAGATGCAGGATATTTGGGGATTTGATTGGATGGGAAAACTTGCGGACAAATTTAGTTTAGCTTCAGCCGAAGTCAACGAAGGAGCAAAAGATTTCAAAAAAAACAATCCAGAAGAAGGACTTCCCGAAATGATTGGAGGTATTTTACCAATGGCAGCAGCTACAGTAGCCGATGTATATACCGGTGGAGCGTTAACCCCTGCCATAATGGGAACATTTGGAGTAAGTGGTTATGGTGATGGTATTCGGATGTATGACGACATAAAATCAGCCAATGGCGAACAAGGAGACGATTTAGCGCGAACCGGTGCAGGATTAGGATATTCAGCCGTGATGCTGGGTACTATGAACGCACTCACTAAATTTGGAGTAGGAGGAGTTCAGAAACTTGCCAAAAGTGCAGTACTTCCCGAAATAATCAGCAATGTATTCAAATCAAGCCCTAAAGCCTTTGAAGGAGGAGCAAAAGAACTATTTGAAGCATACGCCAAAGCACAACCAAGTATTGCCGGTCAACTTTTGAAGAACGGAGTACACAGTGTAGCCACAATGGAAGGAATGGAACTTTCAAAAATGGGAATTAATGCGCTTATCGGACAAAAACAAACCCTGAAAGACTGGACAAATACAGCCACAAGTGCTGCTGTTTCAGGACTTTTATTTACAGCCGTTGCACCTTTCTCTATCAAATATGCCAACGATGCCAATTTAGCACGTATAATGGCACAGAAAGAAGTTACCATAGCAATGGACGGTAAGAATCCGATAGAACTTATTCCAACCAAAAACGGAATGCAAGGACGTACACCGGACAATAAACTGGTAAAAGTAACACCGGAAATGGAAAACAATTCATTTACCATTGAATCTAACCATTTTATTGATTTATTGAAGCAATTCAAACAAAGTAAAACGGTTGATCCAAACTTAGAACGCAATGTATTCTCCAATCGTGTAGCCGGAGTATTGAAAAACTTCATTACCGATAAAGGAAATATACAAGTTGCGGTAGATGAGCAGGGAAATAAACTATATATTTCGGGAAAAGACGAAAATGGCAATTTGATTGGAGTAAATGGAAGTGGTGAAGTCCAGCCTATACCAGAAAATGCAAAGATTGAATCAGCACCAGTTGGAGATGTTCACGAATCCATAATGGCTGAATATGATAAGCAGCAGAAAAATGGGGACAAAAGGGACAACAGCGACGTTTTACAAAACGCATTGCCCGACGGTACTGATAATATGGAAAGTATAGTGAACCCCACTATACCCGAAGACATAGACCCTATCAATCCAACTTCGCATGTACAAGTTGGAATTGAAACCTTACAAACTCAACAGGCAATGGAAAAGGCGTTGGAAGGTATGGATTTTACTTTTGACCCGAAAGTGGCAGAATTAGACCCGCAAGAACAACACGCCATTTTATTACAAGTATTGGAAGATGAAAAACTGAGCGATGAACAAAAACAATCCATATCCGATTATTTAAACAGTGTTGCGGTAAGCAAACAGTTACATGCACAAAGGCAAATAGCCAGAAACAATCAACTACAGTTTGTCAATGATGAATTACGCGGTAGTGTAAATCAAAAGACCGGCACGTTGGTAAGAGCAAACATAAAAGGAGATGAAAATGCACAAAATGTGTTTGTAACAGGTGGATTAGCCATAAAAACAACCCCTCCCCCTTCGGGTACTCCCCTTGAAACAAGTGGAGAATTGAGAGAGTTTGAAGTTGACCCTGAAAATTCTGACGAAACAATTTTTTATAAAACCGGAAGAAAAAACGCTAACGGCACACCCGAAGTATTACCCACTACTATTGACAATTTGGAAGTAGTGGACCAATCTGATTTAGAACAAACCATAAGCGAAACACAGGCAGCGTGGAATGACCATTTCCAAAAACAAGATAATGGAATAGATGCTGCGGTACAAGAATACTTTGCACCAACGACCTCCCCTAACCCCTCCCAAGGAGGGGAACAAAACCAAGACCCATTGCAAGGAATTTCCAGCGGTGATACGGTGAACTACATTGATGATAATGGCGACCAACAAAGCGGAATTATTCAGATTGATCCGGTATTAAGGCAAGAAGGGAAAGTATTTATTAATGATGAGGAGTGGCCGATGGAGAATGTGTTACCAAAACAAAGCCAAGAGCCAAGTGCCAAGAGCCAAGATTCTGTGGACAATGGTGACGTTGCGGACAATAAGCAACAACCAACTTCACAATATCCCGAATTACAAGATGGTACGCCTGATTTCAATAACATGACCGATGAACAGGTTATCAACTATACTCGTGAAACCAAAGGAGAAGAAGCAGCAAACGCCTTAGTTCAACGACAAGTAAAACGCCTACAAGGACAAATATCCGAAAATCAACGTGCTACAGCCAAGCACACCGAAGATACAAACAAACTACTTGCAAAGAGTAAAACAATGCAAGAGGACAACGCTATTGAAGCCAAACAAGCAGCCAAAGCTATAGCATTGAAAGAAGAATTTACTACTTTGAGTACTAAGTTAGCAGAAATGCAAACCTATTTACCGAAAGTAGAAGCACCTGCACCGGTTGAAACTCCACAACAAGCACCGAAATTACGCCCTGAAATTGCTCAACTGCAAAAAGAAGAAGCGGAACGGAAAGCGAAAGAAGAAGCAGTAAGCAGTAAGCAGTCAGCAGTCAGCAGTGAAGAACCAAAACCTATTGAAAGTGCAATAAATGATGAGAATCCAGCAATTTCAGGAGAAAAGAACAAAATAAATACCCCATTCCAACAACGCCAAAACAATTTGGGCGATTACGTTGACATGGAAGATTATATCCTTAGAGCAATAGCCGGAGGATTGAAATTCAAATGGAAAACGGACGGAGTAAAAAAAGGCATGGCCGATGAATTAGGATTTGGAGATAAAGTAGGAGAAAGACGAAATTATTTAAACCTGATTGACGAAAAGAACGGAATTACCCCACAAGACTTTGCTCACAACATTTGGAATGAGTATGGAGAAGATGGCAACGCAGGAGAAATACCCGGAGTTCGGAATATGACCGACCAGGACATACTGAATTTAGTGCATGATGTATTACGTGCTACCAAGAGCAATACAAGCGCATTGGAACAAGCCGAAGCCAAACGGAATAATTTTGAACTAACCCCCGAAGATTACGGAATTTATGATAGCCTTACTCCACAAGAAATCAATTATCTGGAACAAATACCCGATGATATATTGGAATCTTATTTGGGAATTACTAACTTTACGCCCGAACAATTAGATTATGTAACTAATTTACAAAACGAATATGGCAAAACTAACGACCAATCAGCGAATTCAAGCCCAAGTGAACGCAATCAAGGACTTGAGAGCGAAGAATCAATCCAATCTGGACAAAGCAATAGACAAGAGGTTGTCGAACAAAAATTCTTGACAGAAAAGGAGTTTATAAAACAATACCTTTTAGATTATATTGATAAAAACGGAATTTCAGAACAAGATTTTGAAGATTCAGATTCGTATGATGATATTTTCAACGAAGCATCTGACACTTATCCTGAATATATTACCGAACTTAAAAATACAGGTAAGCTGCAAGAATGGTTTGATAGCGCAAAATTGGGTGATAAAATTTCCATACGAAAAGGAACTGAAACAGCAGGTTTTGAAGTAAATGATTTTGTTGATACTAATAAAGAAAAAAACGATTCCAAAGCAAAGCGAGAAGAAGAAAAGAAAGCAGAACAAGAAAGATTATTTAAAAGTATTGGGATTGATAAAAAGTCAAACAACCAACCTAAAGAACCAGTTTTATCTCAACCTCAACTCGATACCCAAGAACTCGATACCTACATAGCCGAACAAGACCACAATACCAACCCTACTGACAAACAGAAGGAAACAGGCATTTACCCGAAAGCCCGTGTAAACCTACAGCACCACAATATAACCATTGAAACGCTGAAAGGTACCGAACGTTCAGGGATTGACGAAGGCGGTCAGAAATGGAGCGTAACCATGCAAAATCACTACGGTGAGTTAGATGGTACAGTTGGTTATGATAATGATCCGATTGATGTGTTTATTGGTCCGAATCCAAAACAAGGGGAAATCTTTGTTGTGGATCAGATTTTGCCCGATGGTTCATTCGATGAATCAAAGGTAATGTTAGGTTTTGACAGTGCCGAAGAAGCCAAGGCAGCTTATATGAGTAATTATTCCGAAGGATGGGACGGTTTTGGCTCAATTACTCCTGCCGGTGATAACTTCAAGGCATGGTTGTATGATGGCAAGAAACAAAAGAAACCTTTTGCAGAATATGTGGGGACACCGAAGGCGGTTGAAACTTCCGGGGACAATGGAGATGTTGCAGACAATAAAACACAACTCACCCCTTCCGAACGTTACGACAATGCCACAACACCCGAAGAACGCCACGCGGCAGCGGTGGAGATAGTGCAAGCGTTGGAAAAGACCTTGCATGTAGGCACAACACCGGCACAGGTATTGAAAAGTACCGACGAGTTTATGTCAACGCTCAAAACGCATATATCCGATGCTGAATACCAAAAAGCAGAGCAATACCTTGCCAGCGGACAAAAATTAGCTGCGGTACGTTTAGGCGGAAAGATACTGATAAACATGGAGCATAACTTCGATGCCAAAGTATTGACCGAATCGTACATGCACGAAACAGCACACAAAGCCTTTGATGTAGCGTTTCGTGGTGAAGATTTAAGCAACCTCGACATACCAAACATTCAGGATTATATCCCTTCTGTATATTGGGGCGAAGATAACGCCATGAAAGCCACGGAAGTAGTAGCGCATTATGTAGAAGAATTATTGAATAAATATACTCCAGAACAGATAAAAAATGGAGAAATAGACTTATCTTTGTTGAACGAAGATGTGCAATATATTGTTACCAAAACATTAAACAAACTTACCAATGGAAAAATTGATAGTATCGGACAAGAACGGTTCAATGACCTTAGAAGTATATCCGCAAGTGATAGAGGAATACAAGCGGACGGACACAGCGGGAAAAACGATGTGGGAGAAACTGGAGATAGTAAACCAGATAACGGAAAGCCTGGGACTGAGCCAAGGTTCACCAACGGAAAAATAATATCCAAAACAAAAACACCAATTGGAACGGAAGTAAAAGTAAAATATAAAACTCCAATAGGTGCAGAAACAAAGATATTCTATACCGATGGCGAAATACCAATGACGTTTAATACAGAAGCGGACATTGACAAATTTAAAGAATCTTTAAGCGGACAAGTACAAAGTGAAATTAAGCCTGAAACCGAACGCGAAAGAATCCTACGTGAAAAGTTAGACAAACTTCGTGGTAAATTAGGAATCAATGAAAAACCGGAATATAAAATATCCGAACCTACAGGAAAACTCGATGATACTGGACAACTCGTTTCAGACAACATATCAATCGGGAAAGACATCCCGCAAGGAGAAACCTTTGCAGAATGGCAAAAAAGCAAACTCCCTGAATGGACGGACTATGCGCTCCAAATAGTAAATAAAGTAGCCAATAAGCAATATCTGGAACAAATGGATTTGCAGGATTTGGCAACCATTTACAATGCTGCGGTTAGAAATAATTATCAAGGGTGGGAACAAAGTGACATAAACGATGTTGTTTCTATACTTGTTCATAACAATATATTCAGGGTAAGAGATGAAGCAGAACGCAAAAGATATGAAAATATCTACCGTGCGATTAAAAACCTTCAACCTGAATTCAAACGCCTTGACAGCGAAACAACCGATTTAGCCCTTGACATTACGGAAATGTTGTTTGAGGACGGTGATGTATCGTTCCCTGATTATTCGGCGCGGATGATTGAAGCCATGGGCGAAGGAATCAAACCGTATTTAAGCGGATTTTATGAACTTTCGAGAGTAAGCGTACCACAAGAAGGCATGACACCGGCTGCGGAAGTAGCCAATTTCGATATTAAAAACTTTAATCACAAAGAATATGTATCTAATCGACCAAGAAACAGCCAACCAAATAGCACTCCAGCCAATGAAGTACGACCAGATGCAGACCTTATTCCAGTCAACGGAGCCGGAAGCGGAAGCATGGGAAGCAGAAGCCCGAAAAGTGGTGGAAAAACAGTCGGACAGCCAAGTGGCAAGAGCCGTGGTGATTTACAGCCCACTTTATTTGGAGAACAAAGCGATAACGAATTATTGCCAACAGAATCCGCAGTTGAGAAACCAGCTACCGGAGATACTGACGGCAGAGGAAATGGCATTGATAGCCCAGAAAGACATCTTTTTGACGGAGGAACAAGTGAATCAGGTCATCAAGATAACGTTGGATTACCAGAAACGTTTAAAGAGCGCACAGCCCGAAAAATAATAGAACAGCGAAACGCTGAATATATTCCGGTACAACTCATGGACGAAGCCAACGTGCGTGAAACATTGCCGTTATTACTTCCCGAACAACAAGACGACGTATTAAAAGCCGAAAACCGTTTCTTTGGTGAGCAACACAAAACAAACGAAGCAGCGCACGGAAAAGGTATGTTATTTACCAATGGCACCGGCACCGGAAAAACCTACACCGGATTAGGCATTGCCAAACGCTTCGACAAGCAAGGAAAGAAAAACATACTTATTGTAGTACCCAGCGAAGCCAAAATAGGTGATTGGGTACAGGACGGTCAGAATATAGGACTATCCATTACTCCGCTTACTTCCACCAAAGATGCCGGACAAAACGCAGTCATTACCACGTATGCCAATTTCAGAGCCAATGACGCGCTGAAGGATCGTGATTTTGATTTGGTCATGTACGACGAAAGCCACCGATTGATGGAAGAAAAAAGCGGTGCCACTTCAAGTACCACCAATGCACACTACGGACATTCAAATGTATCGGAATGGCAAGCGTTTAACCGGTTACAATCCATCAATCCGGCTTATCAGGAAATTGAAGCGTTGTATGAACAAATACGCACAGCAAGGGACAAAAGACCGTTGGAAGAAAAAGTACTTCAACTGCAAAAAGCCTATAATCAAAACGTAAAACTGGTATTACAGGAACGCGCCAAACGTGCTTATGAAAACACGAAAGTAGTATTTTTGAGTGCCACACCGTTCAAAGGACATTTCAACCTGAAATATGCTAACGGTTCGCTGTTCGATTGGGGCAATGAAACCATTACCAACGGACGCGGCAGCCGTGTAAATCCAGAAGCACAATTCTATCTAAATAACTTTGGCAGTGCTTACGAATGGAAGTTCCATCGTTTGCAAAAGAAACAAAACTCCAATGCCGAAGCCGTGGCGATGCAGGAAATTGAATTCTCACAGCGATTAATGGCACAAGGGGCAATGAGTGGCCGAGCAATTGAAAGCGATAAGGATTATTCGCGTGAATTCCCATTGGTAGCGTTGGACAAAGCCGAAGTATTTAATCAGGCATTAAACGAAATCTATTCGGACGAATTCGGAGAACTGAGCGAAGCAGCGCACAAAGTATTCAACGATTACAACTACACCACCAAGCTGTTTGAATCGCTCAAAGCATCTATGAACATACAGCGCATTCAGGATCATTTGGATTTAGGACGTAAAGTAATAGTTTTCCACCGCCGGAAGCAAGCCAATGTATTACCACCGTTTCAGTCGATATTAGACCAGACACGCCAATTGGCAGACCAATATGTTTCGGAAGCAGTAGAAACCAACGATATAGCCAAAAAGGCAGAGTTGATACACAAAGCCAATGAAATGCGGAAGAAGTCAGAACAGTTTGAAACAAAATACGCTGACTTACTGACATACGAACAAACATTGAACTATGATCCGTCCATTACGCAGATAAACGAAGCATTCCCCGGACAAGTAGTAAGCATGAATGGTGATACGCCCAAAAAAGACAAATCGAAGAACGTAGCCCTGTTTAATGACGACAATTCGGGAAAGAACATTATCGTGGTACAGGAAGAAGCCGGAAAAGAAGGTATTTCGTTACACGATACGACAGGAAAACACCAGCGGGTACTCATTAGTCTTTCGTTACCTATTTCGAGCACCACAGCCCTGCAAATTGAGGGACGGCCATATCGTATCGGTAATGAATCGGACGCAATCTTTGAATATCCGTTGTTAGGATTAGATCAGGAAATATCCGATTTTGGACAGAAGATAAACAAAAAGCTATCCACTACCGAAAATTTAGCCATTGGCGATCAGGCGCGTGATTTGTTGCGGTCGTTTGCCGAAGGCGTATTATTCAATTCAGGAACAGACGCACCGAACTTAAACCAGGGCAAAGGCGGAAAAGAATACGACAAGAAAGCACAAGAAACCTTGTCGGAATTCCGCAAAGCCGTATTGGTTTACAATACCAACCAAAAAACCACCGGCAGACGTGACCAACGCGAAGGTACAGACTATTATGCCACACCCGAACCGGTAGGACAAAAAATGGTTGATTGGTTAGGACTACAAGCCGGAGAAACAGCAATGGAACCAAGCGCAGGACACGGAGCAATAGCAATGTGGTTTCCTGAAAAAGTAAACGTAACCGTAGTTGAGCCAAGTTATAAGCTATTCTCAAAACTGAATGCACGAGCAGGAGGAGGAGGTAGAAAGATGATTAATGATATATTCGAGAATTTGAATGTAATCAATAAGTTCAACGGAGTAGCCATGAATCCACCGTTTGGAAGTGGCGGTAAAACAGCCGTGGAGCATGTGGCCAAAGCATTTGACCATTTACAGAACAACGGACGTATAGTAGCCATTATTCCACAAGGACAGGCCGATGGACGGTTGGACAAATTCCTTGAAGAAAACAATAACGCTCACTTAGTAGCTTCGATAAAACTACCTTCAGTAACTTTTGAACAAGCCGGAACGAAAGTAGGGACACGCATTGTGGTGATTGATAGGATTGATTTGCCAACGGAATACGCGGTAAGACAAGAAATAAGCAAAGAAGAAACCAACGACATTGTTTCAGGCAAAAGAATTGGTTTTATGTCAAAGGAAGAAAAGGCAGCAGCTATTGAAAAACGCATGAATGAAATTCGTGCTGAACTTCCACGGACACAGAATATGGATTTGTCGGGAGACAAAAACATTGATGAACTATTCAATGAGATTGAGGATTTGAGCGTAGAGCCAAGACAAAACCCCTCCGCTTCGCTCGTCCCCTTAGAAAGGGGACAGTCGGAAGGAGAAGTTGTTGCGGAAAATACGAACGAAGGTAAATTACTTCCGGTAGAAGAATTTGTGCATACTCAAACAGGACAAAAGCTGTACAACGTGAAGATAAACGGACGTAGTGACGATTATACCACTATGTCGGATATAGCTAAGAAATTCAATCCTTACAACGCTGGCCGTCCGTGGAATAAATTTTCGAAAGGATTTTTATTTGCTGACAGGAATGATGCGGTGAAGTTTAAGAATGAAGTGGAAGAAGTGAAGCCGGAATATAAACTTGTAGATGAGAATGATAAAAAGTCATTAAGTCCGTCAGAAAAAACACAAAATAAAATTGATTCAAAGTTTCCAACGCCTGAATACAAAATTATAGGCGAAAAAGGCGCAGCTAACCTTGACAAAGCCGAAGAAGCTACTACCAGACTGGATAATTTGAAGGTTGCAAGGGAAATGGAGAAAACATTTAACAAACAATCGGAAAAAGATATTAAAGATGGGTGGCTTAATGAAAACTATGCTTTTGTAAGACAAACTAAAGATAATAAATTAATACGCCTTGCTACCGGTTGGGAAAAAGGAGTGGATGGATTGTGGAGGTATGAAGTTCCGGACGGAAAATTCTCAAAAAGAATGCTACAAGAGAAACATGATGGGCAAATGAAACTTTCCGAAGCATGGGAGGACGAACAACTGTTTAAGACATATCCACAATTGAAAGATATTGATGTTGATATGTTTGTTGGTCGTTTTGCAAAGAAAGGTGGAAGTTTTAATCCTGAAACTAATAAAATAATAATTGCTGCAAACGAAACAGAACAAGCACGTTCAATAATGGTGCATGAGATTCAACATACCATACAGCACGAAGAAGGTTTTGCACAGGGTGGAAGTGTAGACATGTTTTCAAATTCAAGAAATAATACAAGAAGATTATTTACTGATTTAGATGAAGCATTTGACAAATTAGGATATACTGAATGGCTTAAAAATGCGGACGATGACACGTTTAAGAAAATAATGTCAATTGATAAGAATTTTGCAGGTATGTACGTTTTTGCCGAAACCCAAAGCGAAAACGTGAAAAGCAAAATGATTAAGAAATTAGATGAAGCTGATGCAGTAATCAAAGAAAACGATGCTATTTTTGGAAAACACGGTAGATATGCAGATATAAAAGATACACAACTATATCATAATCTTTCCGGTGAAGTAGAAGCTCGTAATGCTTCCACCCGAATGAACTTAACCCCTGAAGAACGCCAACAACGTTTACTCAGCGAAACAGCCGACGTAGCACCAGAAGAACAGATTGTATTAATGGACGGATTAGGAGTAAGCGAAAGCGTACCCGAAAAACCTGAATTTACACCCGAAAAACCCCTTCAACAATACGCCACGGAGATAAACGCTTATAATGAGAAGATAAAAGCCATTGAGGACCGGAAGCAGGAATTGAAGAAAAAGCGTGATGACAAGACAATAAGCAATGTGGACTTTGAGAAACAAGCACAGCAGTTGAATGTAGAGAAATCGCATTTAGTAGAAAAGCTGAAAAGGATTGAAGCGGGGACGAGTAAGCCGGAGGACTTTGAAGAAGTAGGTAGTAGGCAGTCGGCAGTCGGTAGTGAAGAAAATACAACAGTAAGCAGTAATAAGCAAGCAGCAAGCAGTGAGGGAACAAAACCACCTACTCCACCAACCACAAGTAAGGCTACCAAATTGGCAGCGGAAGCCGGTGAGAATATATCGGAAAAGTTGCGGGACGAATTAGATTCAAAGATTGGTCGTGGCGAAGGTAAGTTGGCATTCCGTTTACAAGAAGCATATCAGGATCAGCATTTGGCAGTAAAAGAATTTCAGGAAGTATTGAAAAATAACGGAATGAAGATTACTCCAATGAATGACTGGTATATGCGTGTAACTGCATTGGGTGGAATGAATGACAGTCAGATGGATTATTACGAGCACCATTTCAATCTTCCTATTATGAAGGAAGTGAACCGCATGGAGAAAATATCTTCTTACCGTGATATTGAAAACTACATGATGCAGAAACATGGATTGGAGCGTAATGAATGGATGAGCCAGGAAGAAGCTAAAAAAGAATTGGACAAAAAATATAACTTTGATGAATACGACCAACAGGAAAAGTCATTGAACAAGCAAGCTGAAAAACTGGATGAACAAATAAAGTCAGCAGATGAAAATACTGAAACTGAAAATTTAAAAAAACAATTGAGTGATGTTTACAAAGAGCTTACTCAACTTGAAAAAAAGAGAAAATTCAGGGAAAAAATGAAAGATGCTGAATTTAATGGCATTAAAAACACGTTGGAAGAAGCAGAAGCCAATAAATGGTACGAAAATCAAAAGGAATATATTGATAATTCATTGCAAAACGAAAGCATTACACCGGAAGAATATGAGAAAAGAGTAAAGAATTTAGATATTATCTTTGAAAAAGGTTACAAAAATAAGTACGAAGCTAAAGACTATTCCGGTATCACTGCCATTGAAGAAGAAACAGGCATGCCGGCACAACAATATATTGACGAATTTGAAGCTAAACACGATGTAACCAGGTTTTGGGAACTGATAAACAAAGCCACTAAAAACGCTACACAGACACAGTTTGACAATGGAATGTTGGATAAAGAAACCTTTGAAGATTTAAAGACACGGTACAAGTACTATATTCCGTTACGTGGATTTGACAAAGAAATAGCAGAGGACCGTTACGATTACAGTCCTGATAAC